CTATTCGCTTGTAGGCACGAAAAACAGGTACTCACCTGGCCCCATCTGCGGGGTAATCACATAGCCTTCGCATTGTCTGTCCTTGCATTTCACAGGGATAGCGCGGGGCCAGATAGTTGCTGCAGTAGGGTAACCAGGCAGGTACTGCGGCACATGCCATACCCCATAGTCCCCCACTGGCTCTGCTTGCTGCGAGCCTGCTGCACCTTGCTCGCCACTTCCGAAGATCTGGCGTTGAATGCTCAACGGTTCATTGATGGCCCTGGAGTCGGGTGCAGCCAAAGACGAAGCGCTGCATAGTGCAATCGCTAAAAGAGCTAGAGTCTTGCCCATAGCGGCCTCCTAGATTAGGAATCACGCCCACTAATTGTCATACAGCTGTGCTGTACGTGGATCTTCCATCACAGATGTTACAAGCGAGGGGCGAGGGGCTTCAGGTGTCAAACTTGACTGAACCTCTGTGGGCGCTGAAGCGGGAGTGGGGCTACCTTGTGCCGAAGCATCCGGCCCGTAGTTGTTGCGGCGCTCGTCTGCAGTCATGGATTGCGGGCATTTAGAACCCGTGATCTCCAGTGCCACGCGAGCGGCGGGATCCATGCAGTCCATTGCCAGCGAGGCTGCCTTCATGCCCTTGTTCCAGAGCTCACGGCTCATTTTCAGGCGCTTGCAATGCTCGTCCGTCCAGGTTGTGCCGAAGCTCACGCCAAAGCCAGGGCCGTTGGCACTGCCGCTGCTGCTGCCCATGCAGGTGTCATTGCTGGTAGTGAGATTGGGGCCGTTCACGCTGGGAACGTTTTTCATGGTGTAAGTACCTGTGTACTCCACAATGTTCTTGGACGTCCCGGATACCGTGCTGTTCAGGTTCTGGGTGGTCGTGCCGTTCGTTGTGATGTTTTGATCGGAGGTTGAAGTGGATCTGCTGTCCATCGTGGATACAGATCGACTTTCCGCCGGGGCAACGACCGGATTGACAATGGTGACCGACTGATTCTGTTGCGCCCCCACGGAAGAGGAGCTAGAGGAGCTTTGCGCGCTGCTGTCGGCACTTTGCGCATAACTGCACAAAGGAACGCAAAGACTTAACAGAGCTATTGAGAATTTCATGCTTTGCTCCTACGTTGCCCGAGCCCGGCCAGGCAGCCAGGCCCGGGACAAACACAACTATCTTGGGACAGCTGCCTTAGTTGGCATTGGCAGCGGAGCCTGCACCGGCAGTACCGGAGGTGCCACCACCGTTGGAGAAGTAGCCAGCATTGCCAAATGCTCCAGCGTTCTGATGGACGGTACCCACCGAGGTTGCGCCCGATCCGGTGTTGGTCCATGCGCCGCTAGGCCCAGAGATAGCAGCCGAAGTTGCGCCATAACCGGAAGTCGTGCCAGCATTGCTGTTCACATAGGACAGTCCGCCACCAGGGCCAGCGCCAGTGGCAACTTGGTTGGCTGTGTGCGAAGTGGCCACACCAGCTGCTCCGCCGCTGACGGGGCCTGCGCTATAGCCAGCCAGGGCCGCAGAACCTGCGTTAGCGTTGGTCGCAGCACCGCCACCCGCAACAGCGTTGCCCGAAGTTGCAGAAAGGCTCTTCACGTTACCGTAGGTAGTTGCGCCACCGCTGACCGCAGCACCACCGGCGCCGTAAGGGCCTACAGCAATGCCGCCACCAGCGGCATTGGCGTTGGAGGTTGCACCGGAGGTTGCACTATTCATGCTCAGCGCAGCACCGTTGCCCGAGCTGGCAGCACCCGACACCGTAGCTGAAGATGCGCTCGACGTCGTGTTTGTGGCAGCGATGCTTGAGCCGCTCACAGCAGCAGATGCAACACCAGCCAACGCAATAACCGCCATGGCAATCAGAGACTTTTTCATGATCATTCCTTTGAATAGCGAGTTCTCAGACAACTGAGAGTGTGTGAGCGAAAGACCGATGCAATTTCGCAAAGGCCAGTGTTAACCGTCAACAAGTTATGGAGTGCTTTGTTACGTTCCAAAACTGCTTTCGGTGAAGGCAGTTTCAGAAAACGACGGAGAAACAGTAATACCCCATTCAAAGATATTTTTTGAAGAATTTAAAATGATGAGAAAAATGAATGATTTGTTGTGGCTTGTGGATGTTGTGCTATTGAAAGAATAGTGCTTGTTGGAAAATTCTTACAATGCTAAAAAATGTAATCTGTATTTCTTTTTATTTTATATGTCCATTGTTTCAAAAATAAAGGGTTTACATCTATTTTTATGATGAAAAGAAGTTGATACCTCGTATTCCAGTATTAATTTGTAAAAATTTAAACCTTATTTTTCTTTATTTGTTTTTTGTAGATTTTCAATGGAATGAATTCTATTTTTCGCGAGATTCCAAAGAAATCGACTCATCAAATGGAGTGTCACATGTATCTATCCGACGCATTTATGAGCTCACGGTTTGATGATGCTGGCAGTACAGAAGTCACATCTACTGTCTTTGGGCGCATGTGGCCGTCCGACATGAAGGGTCAGCAGAACCAGCCGGTGCGAGTCTTTCTGGTTGACGAAGACAGCCATGTCAGGAATGTGATCTCGCAGGAGCTCATGCGTGATCCGCGCACTCTTCTGGTAGGGCAGGCCTCCAGCTATAGAGAGGCTCGTAAGAACATCTTTTTGCAAGATTTCGATGTGCTCCTCATTGACCTGTCTCTTGGTGAAGGCCAAGGAATCGAGTTGCTGGAATCGATCCAACTAAAGAGGCCTGACGTGCTGAGCATTGCAATTTCTGCAAGTGAAAACGACGACGCGGCCATGAATGCTCTTAAAAGAGGCGCTGTTGGGTACCTAGTGAAGAACTCATGGTTTGGAAGCTACTCGCAAGCTGTGCTGGAAGTTGCGAATGGTGGAGCCGCTATATCTCCAGTAGTGGCAAAGAAAATCATTCCAAAAATATTCAAGGCCAATTTTCATGAGGAAAGTATCTTCAAACACAAGAGATTTGAGTCGCTGACTGAAAGAGAAGTGGAAATATTGAAATTGATAGCCCAAGGAAAAAGCTCTCTCGAGGTCGCGTCCTACTTGCAAATAAGCCCTTTGACAGTGTCAACGCATATAAAAAATATTTACGGAAAGATGCAAGTAAGAACCAGGGCGCAAGCCGTCAGATGTGCAATATTGATAGGTATTATTTGAATACTGTTGTTCACTGTGCTCTAGGTCTTAAATGTAAAAATACTCTGTCTTAAATCTCATATTGAAATGATATTTGATTCTGAAATATTTTTTGCAGATTTCTTTATAGAGAAATTTCTTTCATGAGGTGGAAGGAGCTTTTGCCTGGTCACTTTCAAGCATGTGCTCCTTGTTGGGCAAAGCGTGCGTGCTGTTTTCACATGGCTGCGATCCAGCAGCTTTGATGCTTCATCGATGTCATGGATGGGCCGGCCGCGAAGTTGCGTATGTCGCACATAGGCATGGCGCGGATTCGTTTGCCAGCCTCTTTATTTCCGGTGACAAGAGTGAGGTTGCCCCGTTGCAAGAGCTGTTCGATACATTCAACGAGTGGGCGGGACGGGAGATTGTGAGGCTGCCTCCTTATGAAGCAAATCTGAGCTGACCACTGCACTCTATTCGGCGGCACTGGGAGGGGGAGTCAATGAATGGGGATACCACTCCGAAATGACCGATGCTGCATGCGCATGTGCTGATCGCCAGAGGTCGTTCTGGCTGGAGCCAGGATGGTCTGGTAGCTCGATGTGTCTATCAGCCGCGCGAATAGCGAACCAAATGCCATGCTCCCAGTCCTGGTCTCGTTGCAGTTTCTTGAGGGCAGGTGCAGTAATCACGATCACTCTCTTATTGCCCGCTCTTGCATAGCCGATCTCAACCAGCGTTCCAAAAGCCTCCAGGTCTTCGAGATAGGCGACAACAACGTCGGCCCGTGAGATGCCTTGAAGAGCTCCGCGATAGGCAGCGCTTTGTGGATTGGAGGGAGAGTAAGAATTCGCGCCATGCATGTGTCCATGGCTGCCATTTTTCGCTTTCCATGGACCTGAATACATGAACCTCGTACGAGTTCCGTGAAATAGCATTTCTTCCGGCGGCGCGATCAGCACATCGGTATCTGAATTCTCGATCCCTAGATCACCAAGTGCCTTGGATCTGGATACGTCGAAGATTCGCCAACAGGAAAACTCTCTGCCCGGGTCCTCATTGTCTAAATCTGTCCCCATTTTTCCCGCCATGTAGACGACAGGTAGAGCCAGTTTCGCTTGGCGGATTGCTTTGCTCGCCTGCAGCCAGTTTTCGACATCCGTTTCAAACCAGCCAATGGCTCTGTTGCTCATCGGTGTGGGATGAGGAAACTTGTCCTTGCGCAACAGCTTGTAGAGCATCGATCTTGATAACCCAGTCCGTGTCAGAACCTCATCCATAGGGATGACATTCTTCGTGAAGCGTGACTTGCTATCCGTAGGCATGTGGTTTCTTGAGCTCGTGTGCTAGGTGGATGAGCTGGTGTTAATTAATGCAATAAGTATTAATTTCTGATAGCCATACCCAATGTAGGATTGGCTCTGACATTGTTGTCGAATACGAACGATTTGTATTCATTTTGTATTTTGATCTACTTTCACTATTTGGCGGGACATGACGTTACCGTCGCGCCTGTCTGCTTCGTGGGGCAAATTACGAGCCGGTCGGCATGTCGCGAACCCGCAGCATGGGATGCAAGGTATTGGGGGAGGGAAATTACGAGGCTTGCGGGGCGCCAGGCAGACTGAAGCCATCGCTGGATGGGGGCGCCTCTGTCCAAGGCGAGAGCTGCCATCTCGCCACGCAAGCGGGAGGACACTGGCGTGCTTTCGGATGTCGTCGCATGGTTTTTGCGCCAATCGTTTTTTTGAGATGCGCCAAATCGCAAATTGCGAGGGGACCATTGCGGCAAAGAAAAAAGCCGTTAAGTCATTGAGACTTAACGGCTTTTTGTATGTGGTGCCCGGGGCCGGAATCGAACCGGCACGCCTTGCGGCGGGGGATTTTGAGTCCCGTATCGATTCCAGTATTTTAGCGGCTTAGCGCTGCATTCCGTTCGTGGTTGTTGGGGCCTTTCACGCTATGGAGATGGCTTAAACACGAACGGAACTTGCGTATTCCGGTCGACCTGACCGCACGTGCCGTTTGTGGCTGACTAGGCTGCAGGTCGTGACCGACTGAGTTCGGCCAGAAGCAGTCTGTGGCGGCAGATGAAAGCGGACGCTCAACGTGTCCGAATCGACCGACCTGTTATACCGCCGGCTCACGGGCGTGTTCCGAGTTGCTCTATACCGGTCAGAGTCGTCGGACTGAACGAGTGATAGCTCCAGCGGGGGAAACTGTTGTCTTGCGCGTAGCTTTCGAGCTTCGCCTTGAGCGCTGGGAGATCAGGAGCGCCTATGACCTTGAGCACGGAAGGCAAGTAGGCCTGCGAAGATGCTCGGGCGAAAATCTCAAATGCTCCGTGATGTCTTTGCGCGTATAACAGAGTGTCTGGCCACCACCGATGCCACGAATCAGCGCCCATCATGTCGCCTCGAAGGAAGCAAACCAGATCAGCCTGCATAACGTGACGGAATGCCAGCCCGGATGCGTGCGAGCGTTGCTCAAGCAAATCAGCCTGGAGTGAGGCGCGGCCCTTCTTAAGCCTCTGATTCCTGATTTCGAGTGACTTCACAAATTCCTGCAGCGCAGTGAAAGTGACGGTTGCATTCTTTCCATAGTCAGAGTTGCCCGGCACGTAGTAGGGCTGCCCCAACAGGTAGTCTGTGACGCCGAAGTGTTCTCCCTTCAGGAGAACGGCCACACCGTACAGGAAGAGTTCATGCACGATGAACCTGAAGTTGTCGAAATCAAGCTCGTTCCATTGATTGACTTGGGGAGGCCGGTTCAGGTAGGGAATGAGCGACTCGTAGAACCGGTGCAAGCGAGGTGAGTAGCTACTGGTGTCAGCGTACTGAGCTAATGTGGTCAGTACCTGAAGAAACTCGTTTCGAGCGGGGAGAAAATCCTCGATGGACTTGACAACGCGGTCGTCAAGCTCTCCCTCACCTGGCACGAGCCGAAACCGCTCAAGCTGCTCAGCGAACGTAGTGAGATACTCGTCCACCGCACCTCTCGCGTAGGCCTTGTCGCTTCTTAGGCCGTCGACGGCCCTTTTAGCAAGCGGAGTTGTCCCAAGAGTCGGCGCATTCGCGTCTGTGATGAATGAGGGTGGCTTTCCAAGTTCCGGCTTCTTAAACAAAGGCTTATCAAACACCCAGCGCACAAGCTTTTCGAAGTTCTCCGCGTATCGCTCGCTTTCACTTAGATCAATGTAGATGCGAGACTTGTAATAAGTCGGAAGGAACGGCTTTCCGTCTGCGTCCTTCTCGGCGAGCACCGCTACAAACTTGCCCTGATCCTGCTTTGCGTACACCTCGGCCGAAATGATCTGGGTTTCCGTCCCTACACCGCCCGCCCTTCCGTCCGCCTTAGTAGCGTAGATCTTGTCGCACACTAGGGCGACCTTAGAGATGCTCGGGTCAGTAACCATCTTCTCCATGAACGCGATCGCGTCATGGCCTTCTCGTAGGTCCCACTTGTCGAGAACAACGTCGATGCCGCAGGCCACAAGTTCATTGGCCAAATCCACAACCCACTGCTCATGCTGAGGGTTCGACCAACTGTATGAAATGAACAGACGGGGTGCACTCACGGTGTCGTTGCCTCCAATGTATAACGTAATGTATTCCGCAGAACATGCGGAATAAGCTGGATGGCGCGGGATATTCTGGACACTCATTCCTCCTGGAAGTGGCTTGCAGTCTGGGCTTGAACTCCTCTGCCGTTCAAACATCCAGATATAAAAATTCCGCGAAACTTGGCAAGCCCTAACTAGGCAAACTATAGCTTGCAAGCAAGCAGGAAGGGACCGGGCACTGCCAAGAGCACGTTTCGTGCTGCGATTAGGCAGCATTTTGAATCAGTGACCACTTTGAAGACCAAGGCCTAAGGTCGGCTCAGGGTCGAACGGCGACAGCCGCAACCGGCCAGAAGCAGTCACGTCATCGTTAGCTTTTTCTGACGCATAACATGCGTCATTTCGAAGCTTTTAGACTTCCCTGAAAAAATGATTGCGATTGCTCACTCTCATTTTTACAGCTAGATTTACGAAGATAAGCACGACTGCAGCTTTTCGTGTGTCGTCTAAATCTAGTTAAATATTCCTATGTCCCGCGCATACCAAAGTTTTGAATACGGCATCAAAGACGCAGAAGAACTGCTTGCGCACTTTGACGCCATAAATACAAATCCTCCGCCCACAAACGCTGAAGTCCTGAAAAGGGCAGGCCTTGTTATGGCTTTAACAGCTTGGGAAACCTACGTTGAGGATCGGATTCTGGAAGAAATGAATAAGAAGCTTGGTGTGGTCTCCGGCAGTTATGTCGGTGATTTTGTCCTGAAAAAATTGAATACCGATCTGAAGCAGTTCCACAACCCAAGCTCAGACAAAACAAAGCGCATATTTCAAGAATATCTTGAGATTGATGTCACCGAAGGATGGTCATGGGCCAACTATGACCCCGAAAAAACAAAGGCTACTTTGAACAGTTGGATTGGCAAGCGTGGAGATGCAGTGCACCGTTCAAAGCCTATAAATAACGGCACCCCTGTCGCACATCTAATCAAGCGCGACGAACTAGAAAAAGTCATTCGCTTCATCAAAGACCTCGTAAAAGCCACTGACGTCTATGTAGAAAACAACCTCTAACATGGCGCTCAACCTCGCTCCGATCGGCCCTTGGACGCCGCTAAAGCGCCGTCGGTTAGCTCAACGTCATGTTTCACAGGAGTAATCGGTGTCATCTCATACAACCGTAATCGTGGATTGGCGCGGGCCATATAGCTACGCCGAAATCGAAGAAAAACCTGAATTGGGAAATGGTCTTTATCTTGCTACTGGAAAGTTAAAGTACGAAAGAGAGCCTTCAATTCAATATTGCGGTATCACTGAAGGTAGCTTCATTGGAAGATTAAAATCACATCACAAGGTACATGAAATTAATAGAGGGCAAGAGTTCTGGGTGGGTGAAATAAAATATCCAAATGAAGCATCAAGGCATTTTCTTGAAATTGCAGAGTCAATAATAATTTACTTCTGGCAGCCAGCCCTTAATGAAAGAAAAAAGGTATTTGCACCAAAACCCATTACTCTAGTTAGTAAATGGTTCAAGAAAGATGGTACTCCACGCCGCAGGCAACACACTATGTGTAAAAATTTGGACGACGTGATTTCTTGGGACGGTGAGTTATGGAGGAGCGGTAACCTTCAAGTCTGGGAGGAGTGACTGGTTTTTGCATTGATCTGATTGGCGGCTCAGGGTCGATTGCTGCCGGTGGTCAGTACAAGCAGGCCGGTCATCACGTATCGGAATGATGGTCAATTAAGGCCAGCGCCCGCACGGAATTAGCGGGTGGTTTTAAGCAGTTGCGCCTTCGTGCGGTAGTGCTTGCGCGTCGTGACTTTGCTGTTGTGATCGAGCAGCTTTGAGGCGGCGTCAAGGTCTTCGGCAAGGTCGGCGGCAAAGCTGCGCATGTCACGCAAGTACATGGCCCGGATGGTTGCTCCGAGCTCTTTGTTCCCCATGACTTCGGCGCGGTATGCTGCTGCATCGCGGGCCTCAGTCCAGCGGTCGGACAGCATGCGCTGTGAGACAGCTTTGCCGTCAGGCGTGCATAGCAGCTTGGTGCAGTCTGTATCTATGCTCAATCTCCGCGCAAGGATTCGGGTCAGTACCGGCGAATCAGCAACGATGAATTCAATTGCGCCCTTGAGTCGTTTGGTTTTGTTGGCCAGGCGCTTTAGTCTGCCGTTGACGGGTAGATCCACATCTGCCACGTCTTTGAGGCGCATGGCAGTCGCTGTTGCGATGTCCATGCCATCGCGCAAGACCTGGTCTCCCTGGGCGTAGACTGCGGCAAATAGCTCGGCAGTCACCTCGAACTCGCGTGCCTGCTCCGCATTTTTCCAGTTCTTGACGCCTTGTGCGGGCCACGGTTTTTTCGTCATCCCCCAAACCAATGCTTTGTGCCAGATGATCGAAAGCAAAGACATTTCACGGTTTCCCTGGGTCTTGCCGGTGCGCAGATCTAAATACTGGCGCAAGGTGGGAAGGTCAACGTCATCCCAAGTGGCATTGGCAAACACTGGTTTGAGCTTCTGCAAATGCTTGATGTAGCCGTTCTTGGTCTCCGTGCTCTCGTACTTGATGAGCTCCATTTCTTCCCAGCGATCCAAGGCCTCACCAATGGTGCCGGAGCGTATGGTTCCGGTTTCTGACAACTCCTCCCATTTTTTGACGGCAGTGTCAAAGTCTTTGCCTAAGGGGATGTCTTTGTGCCCAAGATCGCGCCGGTAGTAGTAGTAATAGACCCGAACTTTGCCGTTCTTGTTCTTGCGCGACAGGGCGGTGAGTCGAGGGTATTTTGTTCTTTTGGGCATCGGACGCTCCCTACTTCACTGCTGAGAAGTTCACGCCTTTAGACTTCACGAGGGGCTTGCCCTCGATCCATTGCTGCACATGACTGCGCATCACAATCAATCGATCTTCGTCAATCTGAAATGGCAGGCCTTTGGATTTGAGCCAGGCGATTTGTGGGTTCTTGTTGCGATAGCCGGTCAGCTCGCGCCGTTCTTCCTTCGTGAGAAATCCGGTCATAAAAGCTCCATTAACGAAAAAGCCCCGCACTTGGCGGGGCTTGGTGTTTGTGAGGGTGAGTGGCTACTCTGTCCACGTTGTTCCAGGTGGGGTTTCAAGACGCTTGATAAAAACGGCCTCGTCCTCGATCTCACCCAGCACCGGGATGCGGCGCAGGCTGGGTGTCTTGATCTGGCTGAGCTTTTCAATAACTTCCGCGGCTTTCAATGCAGTTGCGTCACCCAAGCGGAGTGCGGTAACGAGGTCGTGAAATTCGGCGGGAGGAATACCCAATCCATTCAGATTCGGTTCGCTCCGTGTTGCAGATCCCTCGGCGCTGGAGTTCGTGCCCGATTCAATAATTCCGTGTGCTCTCTCAATCAATCGAGTGCATGCGAGAGGAAACGACCCCTCTTGCACATCACCGCCCAGAGCCTTGCTTATCTGCTCAAGTGTGAGTGGCGAGCGCTGGGGTGCTTGTCCACTTTCTAGAGCGGAAATGGCTGGTGCAAGCAGGCCTTCTGCAATGCTCTTAGCTGCCTCAGCATCTTGAACTCCACCAGTGGCTAGGTTTTTGTACAGATGGCGCAGGTTTGCCAGTGCTGCAGTGTGCTGTGCTTCGCTCACGGTTGACTCCTTTCAATTGATACTGATTATATATACAGTGTTATTGCGCAGCATAGCGCGCAATGAACCCGCCGTTGTCACACGAAAAATGAACCCCGCTCAGTGACGGGGCTCGGGGTTGCGTTTCTCTTGATCGCGCTCACGGCGGGCGCGGCGGATGTCTCGTTTACGGCTCATGGTGAATTTCTTTCGATTAGTTCGGCGGCTTCCTTGACCGCGTTATCAATGGTCGTGCCGTCGGCGTAGTGGGTCATGGGTTATGGCTATCTGTTGACGGGTAGCGGAATGCAGAGGTTGAAGGTCGCCAGCCAGTGCAGGGCGGCGTCGGTGTGGAAGGGGTAGGGACAGGCGTCGTTCGCGGTGCGGCCTGCTCGGTAGGCCTCGCGGGCTTCTGCCTCCACCTGGGCCTTGGGTATCTGCACCTCGCCCCCGGCCCATGTGGTCTTGAAAGCGTCAGCCATGGGCGTGGCTGGGTGCCTGATCCATCTGGCGCACGGCTTGCTCAAAGCGCATGCTGCGCACGGGGCAGTGCTGCGGCTGGGTGTTGGCCAGGATCAGCGTGTCATGGCGTGGCAGCTGGCGGGCGCTGGTCAGGCCTTCGCAGTCGGTGTCGTAAACCTTGCTGAGGCCGAAGTGCTGCTGCAGGCGCGCTGCCAGGCTGGCCTTACCGCAGCTGCGAGGGCCGAAGATCACGATAGAACGGGTGGGCATAGCGTTGCTCCTTTGCATGCTTGATGGCGCGCAGCGCTTGCTGCAGCTCGGTTTGAAAGTAGGTGTTGAGAGAGGGCGCAGGCGTGGCGGTGGTTGCCGTCTGGCTCTGCATGAGGCGCAGCAGACGGCTGCGTTGTCGGTCGCGGTGCTGCAGCTCGTGCAGCACGGTGTCTATCGGATGCATCGGCAGGAGATCCCCAAGCCCAGGTGGCCCAGCTCGATAAAGCCGTGGTCAAACGCTTCGGCGGTGCTGCGGGCTATGTGCTGGATGGAGACGCAACCGCATGTCAGGACAAAAACGCGCATGGCGGCGGCTCCTAGAAAAGTGGCAGGGTCAGGTGGTTGGTGGTGCCGGCGCGCACGCGCTTGATGGTCATCAGTGCCGGGCCGTGCTGAGTGCGGCGGCGCTGCTTCTTGGCCTGAGCTGCCTGCTCGGCAGCAATGCGCTCGCGGGCCTTCGCGAAGGTCTCGGCAATGTTGGTGCTGCCCGAATGGATGTACTGGAATGCCGCGCTGGTGATCGGGACGCTGGGCAAGGTGTGGCGTGCTGCTTGCATGGGGTTCTCCGGTTGATGGCAAAAGAAAAGCCCGCTCAGTGGCGGGCTTGTGGTGGGTTGTCTTGGCTTTCGTGGTGCGGGGTAGCAACCATCTGCCGGATGAAGAAGCTGACAAGGCGGATGCCAAAGCTCCATAACCAGCCGGCCCAGGCGAAGACGATCAGCTCTGCGGCTGAAAGCATTGCGCTGTGGATTTTTTGCCAGGTCTTGCGCTTCTGCTGTTGTTGCTTCCAGGCGCTGTTGAACTCTTTGTGTGTCAGCAGGAGTACAAGCACGATCACCGTCATCGTGTTGATGGTCCCGACCCAGATGGCTGCAACATCCAGCAGTCGAGCGCCGTAAGTAGGCTGGGCATAGTGTGCGTAGGCGATGCTGGCAAGTACGCTCCAATGGGTTGCATTCCAGAGTAGTGGTTTCAGGCTCTTTTGGGGTTGGCTGTTCATATGCTTTCTCCGTTGGCTCTGATCCATGTCTTGCACTCTTCGTAAGTGCCTCTATGCGAGGTGCTGAAAATCCATGCGGTATAGGTGCCGTCACCGTTTGGTTCGATGCGTACTGCTAGCAAAGCGAATCCTCCTAAAGAAAAAGCCCGCTCAGTGGCGGGCTTGTTGGTGGTGTGTAGGGATGAGCGATTCGCGCAGGGGCATGACTGCACCCCAGCCTTTATCGAAGCGCACAAGGATGGCGCCGCAGTCATGTTCGCCAATGCGTTGTGGTGGGGCCCACTGCACTCCCGGTAGCTGTGCCAGCAGACGCACGTACTTAGCATCCAAGCCGAAGCAATACGGAACGTCAGGGAGTGGAATGTTGCAGAACCGCTTTAAGAACCGGTCTTTGGGAATGTCGCCGGCGCCTTTGCACATATCGCACGCAAATGCACCAGCGACATCTGCGCTGGGTTTGTCAACCTCCCCAGACTCTCCGCATTCAAAGCAAGGATCGAATTCGCCGCGGTCATGGTGCTCGCCCATGCCACTGCACCCGGTGCATGTTGCGGTTGCCATCCAGCCGTGGCCTTTGCATTCGGGGCATCGCTGCAGATGTTGTAGTTTGGGGTGCGCCATCAGCGGCGCAAAATCCCTCCAGGCGGCTTTGGGCGTCTCAACGAGCTGCATGTGCAGTTGGTCTAGTGTCGATTCCATGGACTTGACGGGCGTTGCAGTGCAGTGCGGTGCATCGGCCTCGGGGAGAGCAATCATTGCACCGCGATCACTGGCGAACACCATTCCCAGCGCTCTGAAATTACCGCTCAAGACTTGGTGAAACTCATTAGGGCTGCAATGCAGGCGGCGCATGATGTCATGGACAGTTTGCATAGAGGGGGTCCTGTTTTTGGCGAAAAAATGCCCGCAGGGCGCGTGCCGTGCGGGCTGTTGTTGAGGGAGGCTAGCTACTTGCTAATTCCGGTTGAATTGATCATCTGTGCCGGTTGGGAATGACCAGTATGCTGGTTGTGACTGGCAGCGTTCTGCCACAAGTGAGCCTCTCAGTTAGCAGCAAGTGCTGCCTATCCAGAACCGACAGGCGTCCAGCAAACCTAGCTCAGGTGAGTAAGCTTAGAACATCTCCTACTATGAGGTAGGTATATACAACATAGCGGTCTGCCTCCTCTTTTTCTACAGTCGCGTGGGAGCCTTTCTGAGCAGCCTCGAAGACGCTATCCAGTCGTTCGCCGACAAATCGAAGGTGGCTCCCTACGATCGCGTCAAATCGGCCAGAACCAGATTTACTTTCGATGAAAGCAATAATTCGATTTATGTAGTTGTCAGGTCCGAGTTTGATTGTTTTGGTCTTCCCGTTGCCAACATCTTTTTGAATATCGTCTTGCGCAGGAAATATGACGTCCGCTAGATTTTGGAGGATGCGACGACAGCTATGAACCGCGTTTGACCAATCTTCCTTGTTTCCTGAAGCTAGGTTGTCGTAGACGGCAACGAATTGTTGGACAGCATCCGGCACATGCTTACCGATGCTATCGTCTACTTTCTCACGTAATCTAGAAAAAATATCGTCCGCGATCCCGGAATATCTGAGCTCACTGTTTTTTCGCAGTGCGTAGTCATGGATGAATGCTCGACGTCGTGCGAGTCGTCGCACGGCTTGGCTGGTTCGCGTACGTATAGCTTGGCGTTCCACGAAGTTGTTATTCACGCCCATCACATACTGACTCGGATTTGCTGACGAGATGGAAACGTTCGGGTCGCGGGCAGCTTCAAACTCAATTTCTGCCGTATGCGCCATCTGCTCAAGTTCCGCTATTGAGGTTAAGTAGATTGACTTTTCAATCTCACCTTTAGCATTCTTTTCTTGTGATTCGCGGCCAGCTTGCACGGCAAGTTGGTACACGTCTAGAGGCACGCCATTCGGAAAAGAGGGGTATCCTCCCGCCTCAAATCCCATGATTTTCTGTGTTTCTAAATCATTGAGGAGGCGAGCAAGCCGACCGGTCTTTAGCGCAATGTTGGAGAGCGGTTGTTCGTTCAATTCGATATTTCGCAGAATATCTTCGGACAATGAAAGGGCTTCGCGAAGGGATGTGCTGGAGGGCGGAACTAAGTCGGTCATATCTTGATTTAGAGCTTGAATCACAAATGTACATCCACTTACCTGATGGCCGAGTCTGGTCGATTACTGGCGATGGCCAGATTAAGTTTCCCGGTCAAATCAGAGTGGAATGCTGGTTAACAATGACCAGCACTTGCAGCTATTTATTCAGGTCTTTTTCAAGCTGAGTCTTTTCATTGCGAATCCGATCCAGCTCATTCTGGGCAGTTTGCTGTTCGGCCTGGCAGCGTGTTGCAACTGCCTGCATTTCTGCGCTGATTGACTGCTCCCAAGTCGCGCCAGCTAAGTTGTTCATTGACGATCTCTTTTTCACAGAGAGTGCGTCCATGTCGTTGCGGCATTTGTTCTGAACACGTTCAACATTCAGGTAAGCGCCGTTTAGATACAGGTCGTTGATGTCTCTGAGGCGTGCTCTTTTGCGAATGACATCGGCCTGAGCATTGAGGCGGTCGGCTTCAGTCAAAGGCTTTGCTGCTGGTGTTTCAGCTGTGCCTAGCGCGGGTGCTGCAATAGCTGCCTGACTTGGTTTTGTTGTGTGGCCGGAAGCAGGCTTGACCTCAATCGTTGAGCTTTTCCCGCTGGTGCATGGCCGATCCTGAAAGACTTGCTTGCCAGTACCGTCATCGCATTTATAGATTGCCCATGCTGGCGTGCAGGCTGCAACAAGCAGCGCAAATGCAGCCAGTGTTTGCTGGCGTGTCTTCATGTCTTCTCCCTCAATTGATTGAAGGGGTTTTAGCACATGAGGGAATTAGGTCAAACCGCAGCACCCTGCAGCAAGGTGCTCTGGTTTGCCCCGTGGCGCACGGGGCGGGCGTCGCCGGGATTCCAACCGGCATGACCGTTCTTGCTCTTGGCCGCCTTCGCCTCACCCTTTTGACCGTTTACGTGCTTTGACGGCTGGATACGGCAGGGATGCCGCGCAGAGCAGCGGCCATGCCCGCTGATGCTATTTGCCCGGTGCGCACCGCGTAGGTGGTGCGAACTATATGGGATGAAATTTTGAAAGACCGGGCGTCACCCGGTCGATACCGTGGTGCCCATCACATTGCTGCGATGGGCTGAATGTGCCACAAGTAAAACTAGTATGCAAGTAAATCTAGCAATGAATGTTTGTTGCTTCTACAAGCGTTTCCCGTTCCAGGCCCAAACTACACGGCCGACAACAGTCACTTCGTGATCACCGTTCAAGATCTCTACAGCTTTGGAGCTCTGGTTATCGCTAGAGACTTGAAGTTTGCCGCTCAGCAGGGGGGTGACTCGCTTAATAAAGTTCCTTCCGTCGACCTGGAGAACGTAGACGCCTTCCCTCGATGAAGGGTCGCGGGCGCCAGAGCCTGTATCGACCAGAAGTACATCGCCGTCAGTGAAAGTTGGATGCATGCTGTCCCCGTTGGCATGAATGAATCGCAACTCCATCGGGTTCTGTGGCTTGATGTACTGATTGACCCAGTGAGGTGAGAGCGCCATGTCGCCGACGATCACATCTCCCTCAAGCAGTTCGTTGCCAGGGCCCATGCTTCCGCTGTTTGCAAGAATGGGCACGATCACAGCATCCGGCGCGTGATACATCTGAATGCCCGAGCGGTCTAAGAAAGGTGCTGGGGTGCGACTAGTTGGCGCTGCATCATCCTCGCCAATCAGTTGAGCGACGCTGATGTCAAAGATTCGCGCAAGCACCTCCAAGCGCGTTCTCTTTGGTGCGGTGCCTGATCCATCCTGCTTTTCCCACTGCTGGATCGTCTGCCATGCCAGCGGCTTGGAAAGGCCTTCTGCTTTGGCGATTTCCTCAGCCAGTTGCTGCATGGACCAGCCGCGCGCCTCTCGCTCTTTTTTGATGATCTGGTGAATTGACATACGCACAAGTGTTCCTTGTGTCAGCTTGCAAGTCCATGCAAGATCAACTAGCATGCTAGTTATTCTTGTATAGGTGAAATATGTCCAAGCAAGCTCAAGACGATGTTAAGGGTGCGGCACGAGAGGCCGCGGCTAAAGCGATTTCTCTGCTAGGTGGCCCGGTGGAGGCCGCTAAGAAGGTGTCTGCACCGTCATATCAAGCTGTTCAAAGTTGGCGTGTCGCAGGCGTTCCAACTCGATATTGCGTGCAGGTGAGTGGACTCACAGGCATGCCCCTGTATGAGCTTCGGCCCTCAGACTGGTCCGTTTACTGGCCTGGCAGTGCAGCAACTGTTTCGAGTGCCAGCCATGGCTGAAGCGCTTGCTGAACAAATCGCAACAGCTTGGGATGGGCGCAATGCTTACCGAGTTGCTGCTGAATTCGACCTGCCTGCTCGTTGCGTCTACACGGCAATCCTGATGCTGCAAGCCGAGCGCAATTGGCTGCTCAGTCTGCAGCAGGTCGGCGTTGTGCTTTCTGCAGTGCAGAGCGCGCGGCTTGCTTTGCTGCTGGATCTGATTGTTGAGGATCAGTCTCCACAAGACCGAGCTTTTCGCACAGCTGCGCAAACACCACCTGCTGGCGAGGGTCAGCAATGCCCTTGTCGCGCTCAGCCTGGCGGCAGGTCGCAATCCACTTCACAAGGGCCTCAGCAGTGAAGTTCGGCTCCACCTCCAGCATGAATATCAAGTGGCCGAGCATGGCCTCGATGGCGTTTATGCGTTCTTCGGTCGTGGCTGGCCTGTCTGGTTGCGTGTCCATTTTTTTCGTCTTGATCAGCTCTGATATCGGGGCGGTTTTCGCCATGGTAGCCAATGGCGCGGAGCTGGTCGTTTCTTTGGCTGGTGCTGCTGTGGGTTGTGTGCTCATGGCTGCCTTTGTTTGAGGAGGACTGCTATGGGCTCTACTGTCACAGTTGGCACGAATTCCGGCTATGGCGATCTGCTTGGCGGATCCGACACTGGGCGCGGAATGTGCCTGCAGGATGCCGCCCGCCTGGTGGCCGAGCGCTTCCCAGGTGGCGTGCCCGCGCTGGCCGAGGTAATGAACGTCTCGGCCAACACGCTGCAGCACAAGCTGAACCCCAATAACACGCGCCACAAGCTGACTATGGATGAAGCTTTGGCAATTCAGCAGGCATCAGGCCTGCCGTTTGTGCTGCAGGCAATGGCGTCCGCTATGGGTCATAGCTGCTTGCCCGAGGTGCCGGATCAATCGGGCGGCAATCCGGTCGAAGCCTTCATGCGTTACCAGCATGGCTTGGGTGACTTCACAGCTTCGGTGGCCGATGCCCTGCTGGGTGATGGCCCGGTCAATCGCAATAAGTTTCGCCGTGTGCAGGCCTTCGCCAGCGATGTGATGGTTCTCACGGGCTATCTGGTGGCATCAGTGGCTCAGCGTGTGCCGCAGCTGCAATCAACCGATGGATTGGACGGCTGATATGTACATCCAGCTGAGTGCCCGAATGATGAACCAGGCAGAAGTGCTGCGCCAGATTCGCGGCTTGACCGGCCCGCAGGCTGCCAAGGCATACGCCAAAGCGCTGAACGATGCCGGCTTTCAAGTGCGCCGCGCCATGCAGGATGAGATGCGCGCTGTGTTTGATCGGCCCACGGATTACATCTTGCGCAGCCCATTCGTGCGCATGGCTACGGCCGCGAAGCTGAGCGTGACCATCGAGCCGACCTATATGGGCGGTAAGGGGATCGACCCGCAAAAGATTCTTGATGCCCAGACCTGGGGCGGTCGTCGTCGTGACAAGCGCAGCGAGGCTGCCCTGAAGCGTGTAGGCATCTTGCCCAACGGCTATCAAACGGCCATTCCCAGCGACGAAAGGGGCGGGCCTTACCCCGGTAGCGATGACGGCAAGGGCAACCTGCGCGGGCCGTTTCTGGTGCAGCTGATCAGCTATTTCCAAGCCTTTGGCGAGCAGGGCTACAAGGCCAACATGAGCGAGAAGGGCTATCAGCGCGTGCATCGCGGCACCAAGAAGCAGGCCGGCAGGCGCTACTTCGTGACCTACGGCAAGACGCGCGGCGGGCCTCGCATTACCCAGAAGGGCGAGCAAGACGAGCGCACCGCTCACCTGGCACCCGGCATCTGGGCCGCTAGTGGCACGGGCGGCGCAGATGTGCGCCCGGTGCTGATGTTTGTGCGCCCAGGCCGTGGCTACCAACCCCGTTTTGACATGGACAAGGTAGCCAAGCGCGCCGATGCAGAGGCCTATCTGGAGCGCCGTATTCGTTACCGCTTGCGGGAGGCAGCAGGCGTATGACCGCAACCCATTTCAACGTGGCCATGCAGCCGCAATCACAGATATCAGGAGGTGCAACCATGCAGCAATCCAAACCCGTTGTGACCGGTAAAGACACCAGCGCTGAGGCTTTTGCCGAGCTGGGCAACGAATCCCGTCGCCGTTTGAGCGAAAAGCTCTATGAGTCGCTGCGCCATGCTCATCAGCAGGGCGTGCGTGACATGAGCCGCCGTGAGCTGCGCGAGCACCACAACCAGCAGACCGGCGAGTGGCTGGAGCTGTCTAGCGTGGCGAGCACCGTCAATGCGCTGGTTGCTGCTGGCCGCTTTGAGTTGGGCACTGCACGCCGCTGCAGCATGTCGCCGCGTCAGCGTGACGTTGTGCCTGTGAAGTGCAAGGCGCAGCAGCAAGCCATTGCCTGATATCGAGATTGCCAGATGTACCAGTATCCGCACCATATCGGTGACTTCAACACCAAGACACGGCACCTGTCACGGCTGGAGCGTTCCATCTTCCGTGACATGCAGGACATGTACTTTGACACTGAGCTGCCTTTGGATGGCTCTGATATCAACCTGCTTGCGCGTCGGTTGCTGTGCCGGTCGCCTGAAGAAGTGGATGCCATGCAGTTTGTGTTGGCCGAGTTCTTCGAGAAGCAGACGGGCGGCATGTACGTCAACCACGAATGGGAGGCCGTGATTGCCCAGTATCGCGCCCAGGCAGCAGGCCGCGATACAGTCAAGAAGAACGAGAACACGCGCCAAGAGCGCAGCCGCGCTAGGCGTTCTGCTATCTTTTCTGCGTTGCGAGAGGTAGGTGTTGCAGCTTCTGCAATGGCGAAGATGGCTGAACTGCTGGAGCTGTGCCGCAAGCATGGCGTCACGGTGACTGATGACGGCGCGCATGTCACGCCATCATCACCACCGCCCTCAGTTACACCCCATAGCGGCAATGTCACGGATGTTGTCACGCCTTCTCCCGTGACATGTCACGCCCCTGTCACGGGTAACCAGAACCTTAACCTTAACCAAGGTAATACCCCCCAACCCCCAACGGGGGGGCGAGTGGTGGATTAGCTATCGCTACAGCACTGGGAGCCAACTTCCCCGACCTGCGGCGCACAAGGCTGGCCGAGGTGGCAGAACTGGTCGCAGAGCTTGTCACCAGTGGTCAGGTGACTGGCGAGGAGCTGCTGGCGGCAGGCGAGCGACAGCGCGATCTGCTCAAAGAGGACGGCGGCAAGCACACCCCCTCGATGCTGCGTTGGCTGCGTGAGCAGCGTTGGAAGGACTTGGCTGCCGAGCCAAAGGCTGCTGCCGCGCCAGTGGACTGGGCGGCATCGCGCGGCGGTGTCGAGGCCATGGCCGCAAAGCTTGGACTTCCGGTCTATCAGGACTGGGCCGATGCCCGTCGACCCGACGAACCGCCGCGCGTCTTCCTCGGCTACGAGGCCATGGTGCGCTCGGCCCTTGCCAGGTCGCAGGAGGTGGTTGCCTGATGATGTGCCTAAAAAATGAGCAGGCCGAGGCGCGCGGGTCCTCTCCAGCCTCCTCCGAAGCGGGTAATTCGAGCCGCGTTGTCGGACTGTTCCGCAACCTTGCTAGGGGGGTTAAGTGAAGGTACTGCCTTACTTGGATGCTATCGTTTCGCAAGCAGAGTTTGCGCAGATGGTTGGGGTGAGTGAAGCCAGCATCAGCAAGCGAGTCAGCGAGGGCGTGATCTCTCGCGGTGATAACGCGCATGCATGGCTGGTGGGTTACTGCGAGCATCTGCGGGACCAAGCCGCAGGCCGGCTCGGTGAAAGCCAGGGTCTCGATATCGTGCAGGAGCGGGCTGGGCTCGCCAAGGCCCAGCGCGAGGCGCAAGAGCTGAAGAACCAAGTTGCGCGCGGCGAGTATGCGCCGATTGGCCTGCTGGCTGATGTGTTGGGCCTGGCGTCCTCCTCTGTGGTCGACCGTATGGACCAGTTCGATAGTCTGCTGAGCAAGTCCTGCCCAGATCTGCCCGAGGATGTGCGCAAGGTCGTGATGAGCGTGATGGCCGGCGCCCGCAATGAGTGGATCAAGTCGACCGCTCGCCTGGTTGCCGATGCTGTGGACGCGATGGCGCAGGATGAAGAAGACGAGGGCGACCTACCTGATATCAGAGATGAGGAGGGGCAGGGATGAGCGCACCTCTGAGCGTGGAGGCTGTAGAGGCCATGAAGAAGGCGGTTGCTCTCGGGCTATCGAGTCTCAGGGCTGATCCTCCCCAGTCCCTGAGTGAGTGGGCTACTGAGCACTTCAAACTGGCAGGCGAATCAAGCCATCAAAAGGGAGGGTGGATCGCCTGGCCCTTTCAGATCGGCGTACTGGATTTCATGAGCGATGACCGGATCAAAGAGCTCGCCGTGAAGAAAAGTAAACGCGTAGGCTATTCGAAGATGATCACGGCTTTCGTTTGCTACAACATCGCGCACCGCCGTCGCAAGCAGGCGCTGTGGCAGCCCACTGATGATGACCGGGATAGCTTTGTCAAGACGGAGATTGAGCCTCTGCTGGACCCGCAAAATGGTGTGCCGTCGGTTCTAGCGGCGCGCAAGAGCGATAAACGGGTTGAAGAAACTATCAAGTACAAGCCGTTTCGAGACAGCGTCTTGCATCTTCTGGGTGGCAAGGCCGCTAGGGCTTATCGTCGTATCACTGTGGCCGTGGCTATCCTTGATGAGTGGACGGCATTCGACCAGACTGTAGGTGGCACCAAAGACAAGAATTCGGGCTCGCCTGGTGCTCTCGCAAAAGGTCGTCTTGAGGGAGCTGCCTACCCGAAGTTTGTGGGCGGCAGTACCCCAGGCATTAAAGGCTTGTGCCACGTCAGCCGTGCCTGCGAGGATTCCGAGGATGAGGTGGATTACCTCATTGAGTGCCCGCATTGCAGCCTTGAGCACCCGCTGCGCTGGGGCGGCAAGGAGGTGCGTCACGGCTTCAAGTGGGATGAGGGCAAGCCCGAGACGGTCCGCCATGTGTGCCCGCACTGCCTCGATTCGATATCACAGGCTGATTACTTGCCTGGGGGCTGGCCGCTCGTCGGTGCCTGGGTGTGCCGCAAGTCCGGCAAACGCTATGGTGCGGATCGTGTCTGGCGTGATGCAGCGGGTGAGGTATGCCGCCCGCCCAACACGCTCGGCGTACATGTCTGGGCAGCCTATAGCCCGCAGCGTGCCTGGTCAGACATCGTTGATGAGTTCCTGAAGGCCTGCCGTGCCCTGGAGGAAGGCGATGCAGGGCCTATGACGACTTTCACCAATGAGACCTTGGGCGAGGCCTGGGAGCTCCGTGGTGAAGGTGCAGACGATCATGTGTTGCAAGCGCGTGCTGAGAAATACTCCCTGGGCACTGTGCCCGTGGGCGGCTTGGTGCTTAGTACGGGTGTCGACGTGCAGCGGACATGGTGGCAGATCAACGTGTGGGCGTGGGCGCGAGGCATGGAGAGCTGGATTGTTGATCGGGTCATCATCGAGGGAAATCCAGCTGTAGAGGCTGATTGGGCGCCTGTCACTGCATTCCTGATCCGCCGCTACAAACAGGCATGGCATGGCGGCACGCTGGGCACGAGTGCCATCAGCATTGACTCATCCGACCAGACGCACGCCGTCTATAACTACGTGCGGACCCATCAGCACTTGCTGCCCAACCTGCGCGCAATCAAGGGCGATACCAACGACAACCGGCCCATCCTCGGGCCGGCCAGCATGAAAGACATTGACTGGAGGGGGGCGAAGGTCAAGCACGGCGTCAAGCTCTGGCTGGTCGGTGTGGATAACGCAAAGGATCTGCTGCTTGGGCAGTTGGCCATCCCGAAGCCTGGTCCTGGCTATGTCCATTTCAGTCAGGACTTGCCGCGCGAATACTACGAGCAGGTGACTGCAGAGCAGCGGGTTTTGTCCAAGTCCACAGCTAAAGATGGCTACAAGTGGATCAAGAAACGTCCTCGGAATGAGGATCTTGATTGCCGAAACTATGCCATCCATGCGGCGATGACTCTAGGTCTGCATAAGTACACCGACGTTCGCTGGGCGCAGGTTGAGCAGATGGTGCAGCCGCCGCGGGATCTATTCAGCACGCCAGAGCTGCCGGTGTCTGCCGAGCCTGATGCAGCGCCCGATGCGACTGCGCTGCTCGCGGCAGTACCTGCAGCGGCCGCAGACGTTGATGAGGTTCCTGAGTCCGAGCCAGTCGCAGACATGGAGGCTGCAGACCCCTTGCCTCAAGTGGTCCAAGCCCTGCAACGGCCCGCGCTGCCCCCTGTGGTCGTGCCTTCAGTGCGCCCAGCTGCCGCCCGTCGTCTCCCTCCCATGCGCCGCCCTGGTGGCTTTTCTCGCTCTTGGTGATGTCTATGAATAAAAACGAGCCACTGTCCAAAGCTGCCTTTGATGCGGCCAAGCCCGAGGAGCTGGACGCGGACTTTGTGCCCGATCTTGTTGACCGCATGTTTGAGTATCTGGTGGAGCTGGTGCCCGAGATCCAGCGCGGTGATGCTGGGTTGGAGAGAGTGCAAGCGGCCTTGCGCAAAGAGTTTGCCGGGCAAGAGGTCTATATCCCTGCTCGGTCCTCGGTGAGCAAAGCCGAGGAGCGTAGGGCAGTGCTCAGGCTTTGGAATGGTCGCAATGCCACCACGATTGCCCGCACACTGGGGATTAGTAGGGCGACGGTATATCGCTACTTGAAGCAGTCTGGGTGATAATTGTCTTTGATAAATTTAATCATTTGGAGGAGTTATGGCTAGGCAAGGTGATTTTAGACAAAAAACTATAGATTCTCTAGCGGCAGCCGCTGGTTATTGTTGTGCTCGATGCTATAAGCCAACCTCTTATTTTTCCCGGGAGCGCGATAAGAGAATAGGTTATGGTCGAGCTGCGCATAAAGTTGCTGCCTCGGCGGGAGGACCTCGAGCAGATGAGAATTACACCGAAGAACAATTAAGATCAGCAGAAAATGGTGTACATTTATGCGCAAATTGCGCGGACTTAATTGATAAAGTTCCTGATTTATTTCCAGTTGATGATTTGACACGTTTACAGAGCTTGGCTGAGGAAAATCAGAGAAATGGAGTTACCGGTGTCGACGAGTCGTCTCTGTTGAGCTCAGAGCAAGCCCAAAGAGTCTCACTATTTGTAATGAAAGTTAAGGAGGCACTGGGACAAATTTATCTGAATAGTGGCTACTATGGTTGGGATGGTAGTTGGAGGTGCAACGAAAGAGAAAAGGCAATCTCTCTTTATAGAGAATGTCATAATATTAATTATCTGACCAATAAATATAATGGCGGTCAGAAAAAAATAATTCATCTACAGTCAGTGGTAGTTGCGAATATTTATAAAATATATCGTGAAGTTGAATATGAGCCATGGTACTGTACGAATGATGGTATCTACTCGGCATACATACTTTCAGCAAGAAATTCTTTTGGAGATCAAAGAAGTAGAGTTAATGCTGCTGGAGATATATTTGAACAGTTGATTCGTGATACTTTTCTATTAACTGAAATTTTGAGGTCATTTACATTTTCTGGAGATAACCCTATTCGCGCTTTTCAATATTATCGACCTATAAGATAAATTTCGAATGATCGAAATATTGTCTGTTTGATCGATGAAAGATCGTCTCAGTTTTCCGGGAAATGAGACGTTGGTCTAGGTAGCGTGCGCCTTATGAGCACGCCCCAAGAACTTCAAGCGCGTCTAGCACGCCTCAATGCCGCCATCCATAGTGGTGAGCGCTCCATCACTACCGAGGACGGTGCCTCCGTCACCTATCGGGACTATAAGGAGATGCTGGCAGCTCGCCGCGATCTGGAGAACCAGATTGCTGCGGCTATTTCTCCTCGGCGCCCGATGGCGGTCGTGGCCCGCTTTCGCAACACAACCTTGCGCCGAGGTTAAGCATGCAGAAGAAGCCACTTTCAAGAAAAGCCTCCCCAACCGCGTTTGATCGCTTGGTGGGCTATTTCTCACCTCTGCAGGGATTGCGCCGCCAGGCTGCTCGGGAAATGTTGGTGCGTGCCTATGAAGGTGCGGACCGCAAAGATGGTTGGTTCGTCAAGAGGACGGGGGCCAGCGCAAGGGCGGACCATCTGGCTGACGCTCGTGAATTGCGGGTGCGTGCTCGCTCACTGGTGCAGAACGTGCCCAACATCACGCGCGCGGTCGCGGCGGTCCTGGCTTGTCGAGTCGGGCAAGGCATTGTTCCAGTCTGGACAGATCCTGGCCTCGCCAAGCGCTGGAAAGAGTGGGTGCCTCTTGCCGACTATGACGGCCTGCTGAACTTCTACGGGCTGGAGGCGAAGATCGAGCGCACGCGGGATGTGGATGGTGCGGTCATCATTCGCAAGCACATCCAGAAGATGGGGTCTGTCGTGCCTTTGCGTCTGCAGGTGCTGGAGATTGACTATCTGGACGAGCAGAGGTCCGGGGTGCTGTCTGGAGGCTCCGAGATCATCGGCGGCATCGAGTATGACAAGCGCGGGCGGCGCGTGGCTTACTACCTGTTTGACCGTCATCCCGGCGATGCTGGGAATTGGACTATGGGGCGCAGCGGCTCCAGCAAGCGGGTGCCTGCAGATGAGGTCATTCACTATTTCAACCCTGAGCGGCCAGGGCAGCAGGATGGCATCACCCGCTTGGCACCAATCATTGCCAAGGTGCGGGATCTGCATATCTATGGTGATTCCGAGCTGCAGCGCAAGCAGCTGGAGTCGCGCATGGGGGTGCTGGCTGAAATGGATGGGGCTAGCCAGCTCCCAAAATTGCCTGATGAGCAGGGAAAAGAAGGCGAGCCGGGTCTAGTGGATCTGGGGGACCTGGCGGGCGGCGCCATTGTGGGGCTCCCGCCAGGCATGACCAACCCGACATTCATTGAGCCCAAGCCTGTGCCAGGCTATGAGGCATACATGAAGTTCGGTTGGAAAGAGGTCGCTGCAGGCTACGGTTGCCCGTATGAGCTCATGACCGGCGACTTGACTGAAGTGAATTTCAGCAGCTCGCGCGTGCGCATGAATCAGTTCCGTGCAGAGGTTGAGTCCGAGCAATGGACCATCACTGTGCCCCGGATGTGTGAGCCAATCGCGGCGTGGTGGCTGTCTGCCTGCGAGCTGGTGGCTGCTTTGCCGGTCAATGTGGAGCCGCCAGACTGGAGCACCCCTAAATGGGCAAGCCCGAACCCTGTGCAGGATGTAGTCAGCGATCTGAGCGCCATCAAGGGCGGCCTGCAAAGCCTTAGCGAAACGATCCGTCGCCGTGGCTACGACCCCGAGCAGGTGCGCGAGGAGCTGGCCTCGGATCTGAAATGGCTGCAGGCCGAGGGAATCCTGCCCTTGCTGGCATCCCTGTGGGGTGCCAAAGATCCCATTGAGCTCTCAGCACAGGTGGGGAGTAAAGAGCCGTCGTAAAGATCGTCTCAGTTTTCCGGGAAATGAGACAGCAATCCCGGAAAACTGAGCGCCATGCCTCAAGCCAACGCTCAATCCCAAGCATCCCAGGTTCACGATCTGCCGGTGCAAACGCGCGATGCAACGCTGGTGCCCAGCACTTTCAGCGAAGCAGACAACACCGTAGAGATCGTGTGGACCCAGGGGGCCACGGTTCGCCGTTACGACTGGTGGAATGAGCGGCCCTACGACGAGGCCCTTGAAGTTACGCCTGAGTCGGTGGACATGGCGCGATTCGAGGCGGGCACGGTGCAGGTGCTGGACGGTCATCGCACCTGGGGCGGTGTGAGCTCCATTCTCGGCATCGCGCAACGTGGCTGGATCGAGAACGGTGAAGGCCGTGCCGTCATCAGGCTGAGCCAGCGTCCTGAGCTGGCGGGCGTTGTGGCTGATATCCGCGCTGGTGTGATTCGTGCCATCAGCTTTGGCTACAGCGTCGAGCGCTACGAGATCACCCGTGCCCAGGATCGCACCGACGGCGTCAACGTCGACCTCTATCGCGCTGCACGCTGGACACCTCAAGAAATCTCATTCGTGACTGTGCCGGCCGATGCCGGCGCGGGCACTCGCAATCAACCGGGTTCTCAAGCTTCGCCAGGTGGCGCCACTCGTGGTGGCACTCCTTGCGAATTCATCCAACGGGCAGCCGCCCAACCATCTACACAGGAGCAACAACGCATGCCCCAAGTAAACAGCGCCACTGAAGGCGGCAATACCGCCCCCGCAGCGCCTCAAAATCAATCGGAGCCTGTCAACCGCCAGGCCCCCGCAGCTCCTTCGGCACCTGCGGCTCCTGCGGCTCCTGCAGCGGCACCTGCAGTTGCATTCGACGGTCAGCGCGCGGCTGACATTGTTGGTCTGTGCCAGCGCCACGGCCTGAATGATCTGCAGGCGGATCTGCTGCGCCGTCAGGCCACGATGGATGAGGCCCGCGCAGCGGTCCTCGATGCACTGGACCAGCGCTCCGCAGGCAGCACGACCGGCCCGACCACCAGCATTCGCACCACGGGCGATGAGCACGAAACCCGCGTGCGCGGCATCGAGAACGCGCTGATGAACCGTGTGAACCCAGGCAGCGCGCTGGATGACAATGGCCGCCAGTATCGAGCCATGACCCTGGTGGAGATGGCTCGCGAGGTGGTGCAAGGTCTGGGCGTTGAGACTCGCAATATGAGCCGCGCCCAGATTGTGGACGCTGCTCTGCGCATGCGCTCGGGTTACATGGGAACGGGCGACTTTCCGGCTCTGCTTGGTGGTGTAGGTCAGCGCATTTTGCGTGCGGCCTACGATCAAGCGGAAAGCACCTACGCCCTGTGGGCGCGCCGTGCAGCCAACCTGCCTGACTTCCGCATTCGCCAAGCCATCGGCGTCTCGGGTGATGTGGATCTCAAAAAGCTCAATGAGCACGGTGAGTACACCTACGGAAATCTGTCCGAAGACCTCACAGGCTACCGTGCATTCACGTTCGGCCGCGTTCTGGCTATCACTCGCCAGATGATCATCAATGATGACCTGGACTCGCTCTCTCGCGTTGGGCCGCGATTTGCTGAAGCTGCCAAGCGTCTGGAAAACCGTCTGGTGTATGACCAGTTGCTGGGCAATTCGATCTTGGCTGACGGCAAGGTGTTGTTTGATGCCGCGCACAAAAACACGCTGACAGGTGCGGGTTCCGAGCTGTCGCTGGAGGCTTTGTCTGATGCGCGTGCCCTGATGCGCAAGCAAGTGGGTCCTGACAAGGAGAGCCTGAACATTGCTCCCTCGTTCCTGCTCGTTCCTTCCGATCTGGAATCCATCGCTTATCAGCTCACCAGCTCGAACTACACGCCGGCTAAGCCTGGTGATGTCAACGAATTCCGTACGGGCGGTCGTACCGCACTGGAGCCCATTGTTGAGCCACTGCTGGACACCGAGCCCACTCGCTGGTTCCTGGCTGCTGCCCATCAGCGCATTGACACCGTGGAATTCGCCTACGTCGATGGCTATGAAGGTCTGCGCACCGAGACCTTCGCCAGTGAAGACATTGACGGCGTGAAGTTGCGCGCCTCGCTGGACTTTGCTGCCAAGGCCATGGAGCACCGTGGCTTGACCATGGCTGCTGGCAAGTAAGCGGCTGCTCGCTTCCTGAAACTCAAGGAGAAATCAATGCGAAATTATGTACAGCCTGGCAATGTCATTGAAGTGGCCGCAGCTGCTGCGGCCGTGGCACCCGGCCAGGTCGTGGTGATCGGCGCGATTCTGGCAATTGCCAATGGTTCCGCCGCTGCTGGTGAGTCCTACAACGCCACACGCGGCGGCGTGTTCGAGTTGCCCAAGGTGGGCGGCGCCGCGTTCACTCAGGGCCAGCCCTTGTACTGGGACGCCACGGCGGGCGCTTTCGCCGGCTCCGGTACGCCAGCCGCAGGCGATGTCACTGGTGCTGCCGTCGCTTGGGAGTCTGCAGCTCAGGGTGCCACCAGTGCTCTGGTGCTCTTGCCTGGTCTGCTCGGCACTGTGGTGGCCTAAGCAATGGACGGCTTTATCAGTCCTGGCGCTGATCGCGCTTCGCGCGTTCGCGGTGCGGTCGAACGCCATCTGTCTAACGCCTCTGCCTCTTGGCAGGGCGGCTCGGCGTTTGGCGTGATTTTCAGCCGCAAGCCTGGTGTCTTCATTGATGAGGCTGCCTCGATTGCGTCGCTCCATGTCTCTATGTGTGTTGCCAATGCACCGGGCATCACCGAGGGCAGTCTGGATCTCGTGATCGATGGTCAGCCCTGCCAAGTGACCGGGCCTGTCACGGCAGACGCCAGCGGCTGGGCCGCGTTTCCTATCGTCTTTTTGAACTGATCGCCATGTTGCTTCTGGAACAAGTCATCAAGTCGCGCCTGGCAGAGCGCAGTGCGCTTGCCTCTTGGCAGGTGCGCGGCGCTTCTGAGCTGTGCGACCGCGCCAAGGTGCCGGCCATCGAAGTGCGCATGTCTGGCGCGGGTCTAGGCGATGTCTCACGCGAGGCTGCCCAGCTGGAGCCGCGTTGGTCTTGCGTGCTGGTGGTCCGGCGCAGCGACACGGCTGCCGCTGAACTGGATGCCGCCATGGAGGAGGTGGTGGGCTCCCTGCATGGCTGGCGGCCTGCGGTGGCGGGTGGCCGGGCCTGGTCCGAGCTGCGCGCGGCCGGCGTGCGTGAGGCCGAGTTTGTGGATGCCGGCCTGGTCGGCTACGCGGTGGAGTTCACCACCGTCTCTGTTTTCGAGTCGCTGGACGCCTGAGGCCGGCGCCGTTCAATCTTTCAAAGGAGCTAGCCATGGCTGCACTGCCCCGCGTCAAGAAGGAATACCAGATTCCGCGTGGACGCCTTGTTTTCTATCCGTTCGACGCTGATGGTCGCCCTGGGGGTGGTTACCAGTTCGGCAACTGCCCCGGTTTTTCCTTGAGCGTGGAGGGCGACAAGGCCCCTCATTACAGCTCTCAGGGCGGCCTGCGCGAGAAGGATGAGGATGTCCTTATCGAAATCACCCGCAAGGCATCCGTCACCACTGACAACATCAGCGGTAAGAATCTGCGCATTTTTCTTTCGGGCACCTCCGAGACGCATACACAGGCCTCGGCCACGGTGACGGCAGAGCCGCACAAGGTGGAGCCAGGTGGCATCTACCGTTTGGGCGTCAGCCCTGCAGCTCCGACTGGCGCCCGCAAACTCAGTGCGGTCACGGTCAAGAGCAAGTCTGGTTCCACTCCCTATGACGTAGGCACTGACTACCTCGTGGACGTCGACCTCGGCCTGCTGCAGATCGTCGAGGGCGGCGCAATCACCACCTTGACCGAGGTGGAGGTGGGCTACACCGCCGCCGAGGCCACCTGGGAGCGCATCAAGTCCGGCAACGGCACGGATCTCAAGGGCGCCCTGCAGCTGATTGCCGACAACGCTCACGGCACCAACCGTGATTGGTGGTTCCCCAGTGTCTCCCTGTCGCCCACCGGCGAGCTGCCGCTGATTCAGGACGGCACCGACTACAGCCAGTTTGGCCTCGATGTGGAAGTGCTCAAGCCTGAGGACGGCGAGGCTGTCTATGTGGACGGTCGCGCTTCTGTGATTCCCTAACTCTCCGATTTCAGACCGCCCGGCATGCCGGGGCGGTTTGCACTGCGGCCAGCAAGCGCCGGCTGCAGTGCAAACCGAAGCAACCACTTTCACTAAAGCACCAACGCCATGGCCTTCAAGCCCATTCAAATTGTGATCAATGCCAAAGACGATGCGTCTGCGGTGCTGAGCCGGCTTGAGGGCAAGTTGAAGCTCTTGGGAGCGTCGATTGCCGGCTACTTCGGCATCAAGGCATTTGCCGGCGTGGTGCAGGGCGCTGCAGACCTTGAAGCAGCCATGAGCCGCGTCAAGGCAGCCACCGAAGGCTCGGCCGCAGAAATGGCAGCGTTGACCAAGGCCGCCCAGGCGGCGGGCAGCAATACCAAATACACCTCGGTGCAGGCGGCTGGTGCGCTGGAGAACCTGGCTAAGGCTGGTCTGAGTGCGGGCGACGCCATTAAGGCGCTGCCCGCCGTTCTGGCCTTGGCCCAAGCCGGTGATATCGAGTTGGGCTTAGCCAGTGAGATAGTGACCAAGTCCGTCATGGGCATGGGCTTGGCCTTTGAGGATGCCGGTCGCGTGGCCGATGTGCTGGCCAAAGGCGCCAACGCTACTAATACCAGTGTGGAAGGGCTGGCCCAGGCGCTGAGCTATGCGGCACCGGTAGCCAACTCCCTTGGCGTGAGCCTGGAGAGCACGGTCGCCATCATCGGCAAGTTTGCCGACGCGGGCATTGACGCCAGCCGTGCGGGTACGGCGCTGAACTCCATCATGAGTCAGTTTGCCGATCCGACCAGCAAGTTTCGCAAGGAGCTGGGTGCTGCAGGCATTGTCACCACCAACTTTGAGGAGGCTTTGCACCAACTGGCCGACAAGGGCAAGGACGGCGAGAAAGCCATCAATGCCGTGGGCCTGGAGGCGGGGCCTGCGCTGCGTGCTTTGCTCAACCAGGGCATGGGCGCGCTGGATGATCTGACCGGCAAGCTGCGTGAAGCAGGCGGCAGTGCCGAGGCCACGGCCAAGACCATGGCTGACAACCTGAACGGCTCGCTCAAAGGCCTGAGCAGCATGTGGGAGACGGTGACCCAGGTGCTGGGCAAGCCCGTGCTGCCCGTGGTGCGCAAGGGGGTCGATGAGCTGACTGGTGCCCTGCGCAAGGCGGTCGATAACGGTTTGGTGGAGCGCTTCGGTCAGGCCCTGGCCACGGCCTTTGAGAACGGCCTCAAGTTCTTTCGCGCGTTTGCAGCCAACGTCAACTTTGACGCCGTAGTGCTGCGCCTGCAGGTCTTTGCCAGCGAGGCGGGCGAGACGCTGCAGCGCATCGGCCAGTACGCCACCAACGCAGGCAACACGGTGCAGCTGGCCTGGGGCGTGATGACGGCGGGCGTCAATGGCGTGCTGACTGCTATCTACGGGCTGGGCGCGGCGTTTGCACAGATCGCCTCGAAGGTAATGGAAGGCGTGGCCCAGCTGCGCAGCGGCCTGGCATCCGTCACCTTTGGCGGCCTGAGCGAGAGCTTTCGTCTGGCGGCGGCTGATGCCGAGGAGATGGCGGGCGCCTTTGCCGCTTCTGCCGATGCCCTCAAGGCCAAGGCTGCTGAGTCTTTTCAGGGCATGGCCGATGGAGCCCAGACCGCGCGCGATGCCTGGGATGGGTTGACGGGCGCAGTGGAGGCGTTGGGCACTGCTGCCGCAGCGGCTGTGCCCTCTATCGAGGCGGTTGCTGCTGGCATCGAAGCCACGGGCAAGGCCGCAGCTAAAGCGGCTAAGGACACTGCCGCCAAGGCTGAGGCCGACCGTATTGCGGCCCAGAACCTCAAGCAGCTCAAGGCTGAATATCAGCAACTGATTGCCAGCGGGAACGTCGATGCGGCTGCTCGAAAGCTGCAGGAAATTGCCAAGGCCCAGCGCGCCGCAGCCAGCACGGCCCAGGATGCGGCGCAGTCCACTGCGCTGCTGGAGCAGGCCTACAAAGACCTGGGCATGACCACCAACGAGGATCTGCAACGCATGGCCAAGCAGGCGCGTGCCGCGTTTGATCAGTTGGAAAAGGACGGCAAGCAGCCGCCCATGCGCATTGCCGAGGCCTGGAAAGCCATGGCAGACAAAGTGATTGCGGCCAATGGCGGTATTGCGCCTGAATGGCTCAAGACCCAGGCAGCCGTCAAGGGCTACGAAGTCGCGGTGGACGATGCGGGCAAGGCCGTGCTCAACACCGATCGCGCCACGGCCAGGGCTGTCAGCAGCATGGTCAGCGGCATGGGCCGGGTGCGCGAGGCGGCCGACGGCGTGCAGGAGAGCATGCGCGGCATCGAGCACGCATCAGGCCGCGCTGCCCACGCTGCCCGTCAATGGGAGCAGGGCGGCCCTCGTAACTTTGTCGAGGAGCGCAATGCAGGCGTGCAAGGTTCGCAAGGGATCATGCAGCAGAACACCGGGCCGCTGAACCTCGTGCCGCAGTTCCAAACGCGGCAGGAGCTTGATGCCTGGTGGAAGCAATGGCAGAACCAGTATGCGCAGGACAACCCTTTCTCCGTCAAGAGCAGCGGCGCGCTGGGCAACTATCAATATGACTTGACCCAGTTTGCGGTCACTCAGGCGGGCAGGGCTATCGACCTGCAGCAGGCCGCTGCCAATGCAAGGCCGAAGCAGGAGGCTGAGCGCAAGGTGAGCGTTCCCAGCTCAGTGCCTCGGGCGCCGGCTCCTGTCGCAGCTCCTGCAGCTGCAGCTCCCCAATCCGTCATCACCCATAGGCACGAGGTCGTCATTGGCGGTCGTCAATACAACGTGGGTACCGATGCGGCGGGCAGCTCAGAGATGCAGCAGCTGATGGCCGCGCTGGAGCGCGATGCCAATTTGTCTGGGGGTGTTCACTGATGGCTGGTCATTTTCTTGCGGGCATCGAGCTGCCGCGCGGCATGTTGTGGGTGGACGAGTTCAACTGGTCTGCCGTGCAGAAGACGGTCGAGCGCGGCATTACCGGCGCCCAGATCATCGATGCCGCTGCCCGCATAGAGGGCCGCCCCATCACCCTGCAAGCCGTGGAAGACCAGGGCTGGATTCGTCGCGCAACGCTGCTGAACGTGCAGGGTCTGGCCGATGTGCCTGGCGCCCAGTACCCGCTGAAGCTGGCTGACGGCCGCGAATTTACCGTGCAGTTTGCTGCTGATGACCCGATTGCCGCCACGCCCATTTCCCGGCCCGAGCTGCCCGCCGCCACCCATCCCTATGTCGCCACGCTGCGGCTGATCACTGTTTAAGCGAGAAGAACAATGCCCATTTTGCAAGGCGACATCCTGCTGCGAGCCAGCCGCGTCATGGACGATGTGCCCGAGGGAGGCGGCGGTCCGTCTAACGTCGTGATCGAGTCCGGCCAAGAAAACGCCATCATGCCGGACGTCTCTGAGATGGACCGTGCCCTGGGCCGCGACAACATGCGTCAGATGCATGTGACCGTGGACACCGAAGACCGCGACACCTACCAGGGCAGCAACGTTATCGTGGCAAAGCCCCCTGAAGATCCCAATATTTCCATCACCCTGTTTGCCACGGGCGGGGTCTATGACACCCGCGCCCAGGCGCAGGCCCGGCTGGAGGCCTACCTCAACAAGGGACCGGAGTGGGCGGGCTATCTCTATGAGGATCACATTCAGGGGCAGCGCGTCATCCAGATCTTCCAGCGCCCCGGTACCGATCTGCCTGCCGTGGGCAAGACCTTGGTGCTGGTGGGCAATGAGGGGCTAGTAAACGAGCAGATGCAGTATGTCCGCGCCATTCGCGTGACCAGTCAGGAGCGCTCATTTACCTATGACACAGACAAAGACTACAAGGCGGTGATTGTCTCGGTCGAGATCTCGGACGCGCTGCGGTACGGCTTCACCGGCTCCCCGGCCAGCCGCCAGTTCACGCGTCTGGCCAATAGCGCCCGCTTGCGGGACACCGTGGTGGCCGACGCGGGCAGTTATGTGGGCGTGACCCCGTTGCAAAAGGCTGCAGCTCTGGGCGACTTCACCATCATTGCCCAGACGATCATGACCCAGATCGTGCCCTCGGCCCAGAGCGAGACGCCCATCCCTGCGGCCATTCCGTATGCGGCGGCAGGCTTCCCGGTCTCCGCGGCCGAGGCCGTGAGCTTCAGTACATCGCAGACCTGGAACACCACCACGAGCCTGGCTCTGCCCGGTGGCTGCCTGCCCGGGTCGCTCTCCATCGTGGTCGGCGGCGTCACCTTTACCGACAAGGGCGGCATTCTGATGTCGGGCACCCAGCAGATCGGCCTGGTGGACTATGCCAACGGCATTGTTACGTCCAGCTCCGGCAGCTATGACGGCAGCAAGACTATCAGCTATCGGCCCGCTGCCTATATGCAGCGCATGCCGCAGTCCAGCGAGATCCGCATCACGGCAGAAAACCGCAGCCAGAGCTACACCGGCTTCATCACACCGCTGCCGGCACGCGGCACGCTGAGCTTTAGCTATCGGGCGCAGGGCCGCTGGTATGTGCTCTCGGACTCGGGCGACGGCACCCTGCGCGGTACCGACTCCAGCTATGGTGCGGGCACCTATAGCGCCGAGACTGGCAGCTTTGTCGTCACGCTGGGGGCCTTGCCCGATGTGGGCAGCTCCATCGTCCAGCACTGGGGCGTGCCCACGCAGGAAACCGTGCAGCCTGCCGCCGATCTGCTGATCAGCCAGACCATCGCCCTGGCCTTGCCTACAGGGCAGGCGCTGTATCCCGGCGCATTTGATATCAAGTGGATGGATGGCACCAACCAGCGCACCGCTACGGCCACTGCCGCTTGGCAGCTGCAGGGTGACGCCACGGGCGAGGTGCGTGTGGGTCGCTCCGAGGTGCTGTTCGCGCCCAAGCTGTTGCCAGCCGTGGGCACGGTGCTCGATGTCACGGTCGACACAGCCCCTGCGGTCGAGGTGAACCTGGCGCACCCCTCGCGCAACGGCCAGGGCCGTCTGGCGGTCTCGGCAGGCCAGGGGGCGCTGGTGCCCTATACGGTCGAAGTCGAGTGGAACACTCTGACCGACCAGAGCGTCCTCGGCCTCTACACCCGCGACCAGCTCAGAGAGATGGGCGTGACGCTGGTCGACCCGACCCAGCTCGCCCGCGATGACGGCAACGGCAAGCTGATGCTGAATGGAGTGCAGGTTGGCACGATCAACTACAGCACGGGCGCGGTGGACTTCAATCCTGATGTGGTCATCAAGATCCCCAAGCCGGTCTATTCATCCAGCCAGGTCAGCGGCGGCGGCTTCAATGGCGAGGTGGCCAAGTACCGCCTCAACTATGAGGGCATCGAGTACCTGAATGCCCCATCGATCTACCCCAATGACGAAAGCGGCTACGTCAAGATCCGCTTCCGCACCACGGGCAGCGCCACGCGCCGCACGCTGCAGGTTACGTTTGCACCTGAGTTCGACCTGGTCACGGGCGTGCAAGCCCCGGTGGTGCCGGGCTCGGTTGTCCTCATGCCCTTCAGCGGCCAGCCCTGGAGCGATGACGGCAGGGGCTTGCTGCGGGTGCTGACCTCGGGCGGCTTTGTGACGCGCGGCAGCATCAACTACGCCACAGGCCGTGTGGGCCTGACCTCGTGGACGCCGGGCAATGCGAATACGCTGCGCCGTGCAGGCTGCATCACCACGCTGGGCGATGCCATCAGCAGCGCCTATGTGTTCCGCACGGCAGCGGCTCCCCTGCGCCCTGGCTCCCTCACGGTGCAGGTGCCCAGGGCTTCGGGCGGTTCGCAGAACGTCAGCGCCGGTATTGACGGCACCATCACGGCCCCCGGCGTTGTCGGTACGGTGGACTACGAAACCGGCCTGGTGCGCCTGGGCTTCGGTGCCCTGGTCGTGGCCGCAGGCAATGAGTCCGAGCCCTGGTATGACGCGGCCAACGTCCAGCCGGACGGCAAGATCTTCAAGCCCCAGCCCGTGGTCGCCAGTGCCTTGCGCTACACGGCGGTGGCCTATGCCTATCTGCCCATGAATGCCGACATCATCGGTATCGACCCGGTGCGCCTGCCCAGCGACGGCAAGGTGCCCATCTTCCGGCCTGGCTCGCTGTGCGTGGTGGGCCACACCAAGACCAGCAACCAGCTCAACGTCGGCAACAACCAGACCATCAACCTGGCCCGCGTGCGCCTGTCGCGGGTGGTGGTGCGTGATGCCAGCGGCAAGACCCTGAACACCGGCTACTCCGTGGATCTGGAGGCGGGCCTGGTCACCTTTACCGATGTGTCTGCCATGACCATGCCGGTGACGATCGAGGACCGGATCGAGGACATGGCCGTCGCCACCGATGTGCAGATCTCGGGCGAGATCACCTTTAACCGGGCGCTGACCCACGACTACCCCAAGGACGGCACCTATGTGTCCAGCGCCCTGCAGGCCAGCGACCGTTTCGCACGGGTGAGCCTGGTGTTTGAGCAGCAGACCTGGGCCGATAACGCCTGGGCGGATGCCCCCAGTGGGCCGGGGATTCCTGCCAAGTACGACCAGAGCGTTTCCCCGATAGAGATCACCAACGCCGGTGGCAGTACCGAGCGCTGGTGCTGCAGTTCACCTCGACCAGCCAATTCAGGGTGATTGGTGAGCATGTGGGCGTGATTGCCACGGGCGACATCAACACAGTCTGCTCGCCCGTCAACCCTGCTACCGGCAAGCCTTACTTCACGATCCAGCCCCTGGGCTGGGGCAGCGGCTGGGCCATCGGAAACATCCTGCGCATGAACACGGTGGGGGCCATCTACCCGTTCTGGGTCGTTCGCACCATCCAGCCGGGGCCTGAGACCGGCATCGAGCACAGCTTTTCTATCCTGGCGCGCGGTGATGTGAACCGCCCGCAGTCCAACTAACTTCCCCGAGAGAGCGGAGATTGATATGGCGTCGAAGTCTGTAAAGTATTTTCACGGCAACATGCGCGGTGCGCCTGCTCGCACGGGAGCTGCAGGTTCCTTGATCGCTGTGCTGGATGCCTGCCTGGTGTCGGGCTTCGGTCTGGTCACGGTCGACAGTCTGAGCGTGAGCGCTGGCGTGGCCACCATGACCATCAGCGCGGCGCTCAATGCCTTTGAACGCGATGCCGTGGTGCTGGTCGCCGGTGCCACGCCGGCAGCGCTCAATGGAGAGCAGTGCATCAGCGCAGTGGCTGGCAACAAGGTGTCGTTTCCTGCGCCTGGCGTGCCCGATGGTGCTGCCACCGGCTCCATCACCGTCAAGATGGCGCCCGCAGGTTGGGAGAAAGCGTTTGCGGGCACCAACCTTGCAGCCTACCGCAGCCAGGACGTTACGGGCACGCGCATGTTTTTGCGGGTGGACGACAGCAGCGTGACGAATGCGCGTGTCGTGGGCTATGAGTCCATGTCCGATATTTCCAGCGGGCAGGGGCCGTTTCCCAGTCCGGCCCAGATGTCGGGCGGCGGCTGGTGGCCTAAAGCCACCGCTGCCGGTGCGACGGCATTGGCATGGACTCTGGTGGCGGACAGCCGGTTTTTTCTGCTGCACATGCAGACCGCCGCCAGCGCACCAGGTGCAAGCGGCGCAGTCTGGGCGTTTGGAGATTTTGAGTCGCTGCGCAGTGGCGACCCCTACGCCTGCGTGCTCATGGTGAGCAATGTTGACGCCGCCTCGTCGTCAAGCGCGGGTGGCGCGGTCGAGTATTCCTCAAGCTCCAGTGGCGGCAATGCCATGATCCCGCGCTCGTTCACAGGGCTGGGCGGCAGTGTCAACGGAGGACATGGCTGTGAGTCGTTTGCGTCCGGCAGCAGTGGCCCTGCGGGTTCCTTTAGCGCTCCTGCGGTGCCCAGCTATCCCAATGGACCGAACAACGGCCTGGTGCTCTCGCGCAAGTTCCTGTTTGAGCCGAACATCGCTCTGCGCGGTCGGCTTCCTGGGGTGCTGCTGCCCGTGCAGCAATGCCACAGCGCGTTCAACTGGCTGGACAAGATCGATGGCCAGGACGAGCTGATCGGGCGCAAGCTGCTCGCCATCAAGTGCGGAGGAGCGGCAGGCACCACAAGCCAGGGCCTGATCTTTGTGGACATCACCGGCCCCTGGGGCGCGGCATGACGGTGGCGCGTTACTGGCGCATCGTGGGCATTGCAGCGCATGACGGCCCACGCATTAGCATCTGTGGTCTGCATCTGCGCGCGCCTGCAGGCCGCGTCGATCAGGGCGTAGCCATGGTTTCGTCCGTAGCGCCGGTTTCCGGGGTTGTGGCAGACTTGGCGAGTGAAGCCAACACGGCAGCGGTCGAGTTTGCGACCAGCCCAGGCCTGGCCTGGACCTGGGACTTCGGCACATCCGCAGACCGTGATGTGATCGGTGTGGGGGTACGTGCTGGCCTGGACAGGGCCCAGTTCCTGGCCAGGATCACGCTGCAATACAGCCTGGACGGTCAGAGCTGGACCACCTTGTCCACGCGCGAGCGCTATCGCTGGCCGGGTGCGCTGGGCTGGAGTCTTGACGAGACAGCCTTGAGTCGCCCCGAGGTGACACTGGCCATGCCCTTTGAAGACGGATTTGTTGACATCAGCGCCGAGCGACGTGTCATCAGCGTATCGGGTGGTGTTTCTATGGGGGCTGGACGCACCGGTAACGCCGCGCTGTTTGATGGCTCCACTGGCTATCTCCAGACACCGGCGACGGGCGGCCTGAACTTCCTGGGGACGGATTTCACGGTCGAGATGTGGGCCAATGTGCCGGCTCTGCTCGCAAGGTCCCACGCATTTACCGTCATCTGCGATGCGACAGGTGCGACGGTTTTCAGCATCGGGCTTGATGCCACAGGCCTCATCGGCTTCACGCTTAACTACGGCGCCTATTCAACAGCACGCAGCCTGGCGCCGATGCCTCTGGGGCAATGGGTGCATCTTGCCGGAGTACGTCAGGGCAGCTCGGCGCGCCTGTATCTCAACGGCGTGCTGCAGCAGACGGTAGCGGTGGGAGGGGCGCTGCTGAATGCGAACTCGCCGTTCACCATAGGCCGCTTCGGTAATTTTGGCGATGGGCGTTTTCTGGCGGGATCGCTGGAGGATATCTGCGTCTCAGCCGGCGTCGCGCGCTACACCAGCGATTTCGTTCCGCAGGGCATCATGCCGCAGAACCTTGAGCCGTCCCCCATCAAGGCGTTGCAGGCGAGGCCTGCGCTCGTGCTTGGAGAGTCCATCTCCGGCAGTACGGTGTCCTCGCTGGGCAGCAGAAGCATGTTTGCGGATCTGCAGGATGGAGGCCTGGGCCGAATCTACGGTACGGTCTCCCGCAAGCAGACCCCTGCCAATGTACCGCTGCGCCGCCGTGTGCGACTGTTTGAACAACGGTCTGGCCGGTTCATCCGGGAGACATGGAGCCAGCTCGACGGGTCCTATGAATTCACCCAGATCAAGGTCGGCCCGGAATACTGCGTGATCGCCTTCGATCATGAGCGCCAGGACTTTGCCACGGTGGCCGATGGCCAGCTCGCAGAGGTCATGCCATGAGTGACCAACCAGAATTCGAGATCTCAGCCGCCCATGCCCTGGTCCGCCTGCAGGCCACTCAAGCCTTTGCAGACTCCGGCCCTGGCGCTTCGACCATTGCCCTCTATGACGCTGCCGAGCAACTGCTCGTCACCCTGACGCTGACCAAGCCCTGCGGCCAGATCACAGAGGGCGGCTATCTGCTGCTGACCCAGGCCAGCGGCAGCGGCGACATGATTCTGAGCAGCGGCCAGGCCACCATCGGCGTCTGGAGCACCAGCGACGGCGAGCTGGTCGGGCGCGGCCTGGTCACGGATGAGGAGGGTGTTGGGCACTTCAAGCTGCTCGGCAGCACTGGCACGCAGCTCTATGCGGGCGGCAAGGCCATCCTGGGCGAGACAAGGATAGCCTGATGCCTGCCGTCGACCTGATCTTTAACCGCACCTTCAAGACCGGCAACCCGGTCGAGCTGGTGTTTGGCGATGACGGCGGCGGGCAGGTGCCCGATGCAACGCTGGTCGTTGCTGCGCGCATGCCGGGTCTGCGAGTCAGATCCCTGGTGCATGTGCGCAAGGATCTGGCCGCAGCTGGCAGCATGCCTGGCCTGCGCTGCAGCGCGGTCGTGCGCTACAACACTGACACACCCCGGCCCGTGGTGGCCGAGGTGGCAGCGAGCGCCCAGCAGGCGCAGTCTGTGACAGGGGGCTGGACCTCCGGGTGGCAGGAAACCGATGCACTGCCTGCGGGTTGGGTGTCGACCGCGCAAGACGCCATGCCCTTGCAAGAGCAGTTCGGCGTCGCTTGGCAGGATGGACAGCGGCAAGGGGCGGCTGTACAGGGCAGGTTTCAGCAGGCCCGGCCTCTACCTGGAGCAACAACCCAGGCCCGCTGGCAGGAGGCCCAGAGCGTACGCATGGGTCTGCAGGCCACGGCCCAGAATGCCGCGCCAGTGCGCGCAGGTTGGGCAGTGCGGTTTCAGGAAAGCCTGCGCGACCGTCGCCGCATGCTGGAGGCAACGGCCCAGGATGCGATGGGCCTGCAGTACCTGCTCACCACGGGCGCAGGCCCATCGGTGCCGCTGTACCGGGGCTATCAGGCCCGCTATCAGCAGGCCATGAGGCCGCCTGCAGGCAAGTCTCAGGTCAAGCCGCCCGAGCCAGAGAAGCCCGGCTGCTATGAGCAACTGGTGGGCGGCCCCATTCGTTTGCTGTTCTGCAGGTCTTGGACTCCTTCTGCAGATCTGCTGTTTATGTGCTGCAAGCCCATCGGGCCTGAGCCGCAGCCCGAGTTTGTCATTCCACTGCTGCCCGTCTATATGCAAGTCCACCACCTCACGGCGCATCTGCTGCCAAGCCTTGAGCCCGTAGTGCTCACTGATGTTTCTATTGCTGCCGACGATGACAGCTACTGCTGGAGCCTGTCGGCCAACGGCCCCGAGCATCTGCTGGACCAGCTCGCGCCCGTGGGCGGGCTACCGCAGCGGCTTCAGGTCGGCATTGACGGCATGCAGTTTGTCTTTGCCGTGACCAGCACGGCGCGTAGCCGCTCGTTTGACCGCCGCCGCGTGGCGGTGCAGGGCATTAGCGTCACGGCCATGCTGGGCAGCCCCTACATGCCCAAGCAGGCCTGGTTGTCTTCTTCGGTGGCGACAGCACAGCAGCTGGCGGTGAGCGCGCTGGAATTCAGTGGTGTGGATCTGGATTGGCAAATCCCCGACTGGCAGGTGCCCGCCGGCGCCTGGAGCTTTCAGGGCACGCCGCTGCAGGCCGTGCTGCGCATGGCCCAGTCGGTCAATGCCGTGGTGCGCAGCCACCGCACGGCAGAGCAGCTCATCGTCGCGCCGCGCTACCCGGTGCTGCCGTGGGAGTGGAGCGCGGCCGTGCCTGATGTGCAAATGCCTGCGGCCGTCATCGTCACCGACGAGCTGCGCCCCGATCCGCGTGCCGAATACAACGCCATCTATGTCGCCGGCGGCAGCGTGGGCGGCGTGCTGGGCCATGTGGTGCGCAGCTTGAGCGCCCGCGACAAGCTGGCCCCGCAGATTCAGGATGACCTCATCACCCACGCCGACGCCGCCCGCATGCGCGGCAGCTGGGCGCTGGCCGCCAGCGGCAACAAGCTGCAGCACAGCATCAGCATGCCCGTGCTCACCAGCGGCACCAACCCCGGCATCTTGAACCCCGGCCAGCTGCTGGAGGTTGCCGATACCGACGGAACCTGGCGCGGCCTGGTGCGCGGCATCAGCGTCAGTGCCTCCATGCCCCGCGTGCGCCAGCAGGTCACTGTCGAAAGGGTTGCCGCATGAGCACCAACCTCTACAAGCGCCTCAAGGCCCTGCTGCCCGACGACCCCGTCATGACCGGCCAGATCAGCGCCGTGTTTGCCGACGGCACCGCGCTGGTCGCGCTCGAAGGTGCCGCAGGCCAGCTGCGCGTGCGCAATCCGTTGGGGAAGCCAAACGGCTCTCGTGTGTATGTGAAAGGGGGAGAGGTTACGGGCTCTGCCCCAGAGATGGCTTATGTGCTGATTGAGGTCTGACAGCAAAAACCGAAAGGAGAGGGAATGGACGACTTTGGCGACGAGCTGCCAGCGACTACACGCCGGCAGATGAATGAACGCTTTGACAAGGGGAGTGAACGCATGGCCGCCATTGAGCGAGATTTGAAGGCAGTAGCCCTGGAGCTACAGGAACTCAAGCAGCAACTGGCGGAAATGCTGGAGTTTTTTTCCGCCATGAAGGGGGCCTTCAAGGTACTGAACTGGGTGGGCAAGGTGGCAAAGCCGCTTGCCGCAATCGTCATGTTGGGTGGGGCCTGCGTGGGCTTTTGGACTGCAATCAAGGGAGTGACAAGCCGATGAACTGGAAAGAAAAACTCATTGCAACCATCGGCGGCGCTGCCGTCGTCCTGGCTGTTCCGCTCGTGGAGAAATACGAGGGCACTGTGCTGCGCAGCTACCGCGATCCGGTGGGCATCATCACGGCCTGCACGGGTCACACCGGCCCAGAGCTCAAGATGGGCCAGACCTACACCCGCGAGCAATGCGAGGAGATGCTTTACAAGGACTTGGTCAAGCATGCCGATGCCCTGAGTTGCGTGCGTGCGCCGTTGACCGACGGCCAGCGCGCGGCATTCCTGAGCTTCGCCTTCAACGTGGGTGATGACGCTTTCTGTCGCAGCACTCTGGTGCGCAAGGCCAATGCTGGCGACATTGACGGAGCCTGCGCCGAGCTGAGTCGCTGGACTTATGCCAGCGGCAAGGAACTGCCCGGCCTGATCAAGCGCCGGGCGGCAGAGCGCCAGCTGTGCGAGGCGGGCCTGGGATGACCGGCGCATCCCGCATCTGGCCCTGGCTGGCCCTTGCCCTGCTGCTGGCTGTACAGACGCAGCGGCTCGCCAAGGTCGAGACTTCACATGCAAAAGCGGCTGCGGCGCAGGCTCACCGAGCGCAAGCAGATACCGAAAAGAAAGCGGTGGCCGTGGCCGAGCATGGCGCTGCTCAACAGGAAAACACCCATGACTACACGCAAGAACTGGCCCGTCTGGAGGCTGGCCGCGCTGCTGACGCTACCCGCATTGCAGGCCTGCAGCACGACATCAGGAGCGCAGCAACCCGCAACGCCCAGCTTGCCAGTGATGCCGCTGCCTGCCGAGATCTCGCAGATCAGCACCAGCGACTCGCTGCCCTTGCTGCGGGAGGCGCGGGCGTGGTTGGCCAGCTTGTCGGACTGGTCGAGCGCCGAGACGCCCAAGTCAGAGCATTAACTGGTCAGATTGCCGTAGATCGAAAATTGATTGACTAGTTTAAGCTGTACCTATTGCGGGAATCGCTCCTAGTTCTTCATTAAGCTCTTGGTGGCGGGTATTAAGCCAATCTCTTAGTTCTGCGACATACGCTGCCCATGAATCTGATTGGGTAGCGGTCTTTATAATATAGCTTAATCCCACAGATCTTTGAATGTTGAGGTGTTCTAGAATTTTATTTATTAATGAGTGAGTGTCATCAACTGCATTAATACTTCTTGCTATCCTGATAATCTCATTTGATAATTCATCTGCTTGATCTGGAAGGTCGCAGATCATTTTGTGAATCTGTGCCTCCGGGGCAGGTAAAGCATTTTGCTGTGCGCAGAATTTTTTGATGCCAGATAAGCAGCGCTGTCGTCTTTCCTGTGCATGAACTTCAGTTCCACTGAGCACAGCATTGGCGCGAGCTAGCTGTTCAGCTTGTGTTGCATATAGATCGCCATCGAGTAAGTACAGCTGTCGGTCTGGGTCGTGATCGCCAGATAATATTAGCCCTGCTGCTAAGGTAAAGCAATTTGTAGCCGCGCCGTACAACGTCACACTTGCATGCCGTGTAATTCCGAGGCTAAGCAGCTCATATTGAACAATGGCTTGCGCCACGTCGTCTTCAACAAATATTTCAAGTTGACGTTCTTGGTGACCAGTTAGTCGTTGAAGTGCGTCAGGTTTGGTATTGGAAAAGCAATAAGTTTTCCGCAAAAATGGTGGATTGATTGCTGGAAGCAGAATAGGTGCACCTTGTGGGGCAGGCTGAATAGGTGCTACTGCTGGAGCGGGAATGGCTCGACTTTTCACCGTGTGAATATGCTTAATGCTGACTCTGTCATTAAGCTCAAGAATTGCTTCTCTGTGCGTAGTGAATATTATCTGTAGCGACTTTTCCTCTGCTCGGTCATGGATTATTTTAATTAGTTCTTTGAGCGCCGCAGTATGTAAAAGTAGATCAATTTCATCTATTAAAATTAGCGCATTTTTTGGTGCTCTGAACACGGCTGAAAGTATCTCTAGAACACGTTGTTCTCCAGCGCCCATTGCAAGTGAGGAATATCTTGTTCCTTCTAAAGCAAGACCAGGGTAGTTTCGTCCATTATCGGCTTTATGTATATTTAATTCGTTGTAGGCTCTGTTAAATACTGTCGCTATTTTCGATCTAATAAGTTCTGAGTCTGCATGTGGTTCTGTTTGGTAATCTATGGCAGATTTTTTTGTTTCTTCTTCAATACGTGGGACGCATGTTTTTATGCCAATAAATCGTACATATCGTTCAGGTCTGCTAGGGTATCGAGGTGTCCACCTGTCAATAACCTTTCGATAATTTGTTTCTACTCGGCTATGTACAATAGCATCATTTCGATATGTATGAGTAATTGCTAGATGGCTTCCAGACCATGTTGCATCCGTCGTTGGAGTGAAATACTCGGGAAATTGAGTTTTAAGTATCTTATATTCTTCAGGCGCCTTGTAACAACAGGCTAAAGCATGCAAAATTGTTGACTTTCCACAGCCGTTTGGTCCAAGTATCGCAGTTAATGGTTTTTCATCAAACTGAATCTCGTCAAGTGATATGATGCCTTTCAGCTTCTTAATACTCAAGCTATGAAGAATTTGTTGGCTAGCTGGCATTTGGAATTTCGCCTTTAATGATTTATAAATACTTGGTCAGGTTGATCTAAATTACCTGGATCACCTTTCTGTTACTGATCGTATCATCAACAATATGTGGAGGCGTACGCTGAGTGTGATTGATGTTTCAGGGCGATTCATGCTGGCGTCCGCAGCCCTGCAGATTGCAGTCAATGCGCTATTTCTTGGCTATGCGCGCGCAGTCGGTATTTCATCAATCTTGGTGGTATAGCGTGGTGTGCGGCGCTCTTGACGCATGCGCCAGCCGCTTTCATCCTGTTCGGGCACTCCAGTGCTGGCCACATGCACGGTGCCCTTTCCGAAGCGCGCATTCACTCGGTCCATGGCTTCCATCAGCTTGCTTTGATCGCGGCAGGGTTCCTGAAATAGCAGATCGCCTTGCTGCACATCACTAGGACACAGATCCTGCAGCATTACGCCGGCTTTGGAGAGCTGATAGCCTGGCTGGTAGATCAAGCGCAACCCACGCACGGCCACATTGACCAGGGCCTTGGTGTCGGAGGAGGGCGGCTGCAGCTGAATCGTGGCCGTTTCGTAAAACCTGCGGCCAGGCCTGAATGGCGATGTGCGAATAAACACTTGCAGAACACCTGCACGTAAGCCGCCAGTGCGCAGCTTTTCTGCTGCGCGGGTGGCGAATTCGCTCACGGCTTCAATAAGTGGGGGCAGGGTGGTGATGGGGTGGCCGAAGCTTCGGGTGCATGCAATCTGCTTTTTGGCTGTCGGGGCTAGCTCCAAGGTGATGCAGCTCACGCTCTGCAGCTCGCGCACCGTGCGCTCGAGCACGACGCTCCAGCCATCGCGCGCAGCATGTGCCGGCATCCTGGCCAGGTCCAATGCGGTCAATATTCCTTGCTCGGCCAGTTGGGCCGAGATTCGTCTGCCCACGCCCCAGATCTCGCCGGCAGGCGTGCGGCCGAGGATATCGGTGCGCTGCTGGTCGGACAGCTCAGTCCAGTTGCAGACCCGTTGCAGCTCTGCAGGGTAGCTGCCCGGTTTGCGCTCCGAATCCTTGGCGACATGGTTGCAGAGTTTGGCCAGGGTCTTGGTGGGGGCGAGGCCCACACAGGTGGGAATGCCCGTCCATTGCAGGATGCGTGCGCGAATGGCAAAAGCGCGCCGGGTCAGATCCCGCACGCCATCCAGATCCCCAATGAATGATTCATCGATGCTATAGATTTCCTGAGTAGGCCCCAGGCCGGCAGCCAGCGACATCATGCGGTCGCTCATGTCACCGTACAGCTCAAAGTTTGGAGAGAGGCAGACAAGCCCCTTGTGCTCGACCAGGTCGCGCAATTGAAAAAACGGCTGCCCCATCTTTACGCCCAAGGCCTTGGCCTCGTCGGAGCGTGAAATGGCGCAGCCGTCGTTATTGCTCAGGACGACAACAGGAATGCCCTGCAGAGAGGGTCTAAACGCCCTCTCGCAGCTGACGTAGAAGTTGTTTCCATCGATAAGCGCGAACATACATGCTCATGCAAAGCGCTTGATGCAGGACTTGACCACGCCCCAGATTTCCAGCTCTTGGTTTTCTTTGGGGACGATGTCGGGGTAGGTGGGATTGCCGGCCCGGAGCCTGAAATTGCCGCCGGCGTTGTACAAGACTTTGACGGTGAAGTCGTTGTCAAGAACGGCCACAACGATGCTGCCGTGGCGAGCGCGCAGTGCCCGATCCACCACGATGAGGTCGCCGTCATCAATGCCGTATTCGCGCATTGATGGCCCGGCCACGCGCAGCAGGAACGTGGCCTGCGGGTGCTCAACCAGCAACTCGGCTATGTCTAGCCGTTTGCCGGAGAAGTCCTCGGCTGGAGAGGGGAAGCCCGCGCGCACGCTGCAATCTGCCAGAGGCAAAGCAACTGGGGAGGCAGTGAGTTGGACGGGCAT